CTTTTTTTTTGCGCAATTCTACAAGACGTTCCGACAAAACCATATATTTACACCACACTTTTTTTCTTTCACCCTCTTGACAAATAGAACTGAAAGAAATATAATACAGACGTGAAATAAATTTATTTTGGCATATGGAGGTGGCACGATGGCTAACCGCTTGCGTGAGTTTCGCAAGAATCAGGGCATGACGCAAATGCAGATTGCAGACGTGCTCAGATGTCAGCAGACCCTTGTATCTCAGTATGAGAGGGGTGTACATACACCGTCACTGCATAACGCTATCCGCCTTGCCCGTGCGCTTGGCACGACGGTCGAAGCCCTGTTCGGGGGTGAGGTCGATGGCTGAGAAGCTGCGGCACTTTCTCCACGTCGCCGGGGTTCAGGGCATCAGCGTCGCCGCGCTGTCCGAGAAGTCGGGCATCTCGAAGACGACTATTTACGGATACGCCAACGGACAGGGAAGCCCAACGGTTGACGCGATGAAGCTCATTGCCGAAGCCCTCGGATGCACAGTCCGTGAGGCGTTTCCAGAGGTTTACAGCGAGAAGGTGGACGTGCCGACAGTCAACATCACGGACACGCAGCCCATCAGCACGGCAAAGCTGGCGATGCAGTACGGCATGTCAACACGCGAGTTTAATCAGGCGCTGTTCCGCGCTGGTATCCAGATACAGCGCTCTGATGGCACTTGGGTGGTCGCCGGGAACTTTGCCGACATGGTGACTTACAAGCCCGTCAAAACGGAGAACGGCACCGTGCGGCTGTTCGCCATGTGGACGCTGACAGCGCGAAAGGTGATTCAGTCCTTGCTGGCGGAGCAAGGGATAGTTCCGGCGGACGGCGTGAACGTGGGGTCGTCGGATCGCCCGACAAGATAGTCGAGCGACACGCCGTAGAAGTCGGCGAGGGCTATCAGGCAATCAAAAGACGGCGAGCGTTCGCCGTACTCATAACGCTGGTAGCCCAAGGCTGACATTCCAACGGCAGAATAGACTTGTTTCTGCGTCAGCCCGCGCTCATGGCGCAGATGCTTTAAGCGTCCGGGAAAATCCATGAAGCACCTCCAAAAAACGCTTGACATAACCGTTTGGTAGTGCTATAATAAGACTACCGAACGGTTATGCAGAAAGAGGGGCAAAGGTTGAGAAACGTTCGGATGGTTGAAGCACGGAAACTCTGCGGGAAGACGCAGGAAGCCGTTGCGAAAGAGGTTGGCATTTCGACGCTTGCGTTTCAGCGCTACGAGGGTGGACAGAGAACCCCCAACGTTACGACAGCAATTCGCATTGCCGACGCGCTGGGGGGAGTGGACATTAGGGTATTATTTGGTTGAGGAGGGGGCGATGAGACCGGAGAGATTTCCGCAATCGTACCCGATATAGCCGATATAACCATCACTATCTGGGGCTTGAAATAAAACAGTGATTTTCAGCTTCTCTTTGTCGCAAGGTAGCCTGTCCACAAGCTTTGATAAAAGGTACTTCTGGAACTCCAAGCATTGATTCAATGAGGCGGAATCTTCATCATTTAACAAGTCGGTAAATATGCTGGGGTAAATTGAATCAGTAGTGATAGAGTATCCGGAATCAGCAGAGTAAAAAATCATGTAGTCATCCTTAAAAACCCCGTAGGTGTCAATAAGTTCGCGAAGTATCGCAGGGTTCGCTCCGGCTTTTACATAGTTGTTGTTTTTGCTGATTGCAACATAAGGCGTGTTACACGAAAATTTACCATTGAATGCGGTAAAGGTATAATACGCCGACTCTTGCTTATCTGTAACGTCAACAAACTTTACCGTCAGCTGTGAATTGGTGCTATAATTAAGCCAAATATAGCGTGCAAACTGGACAAAAAGCGAAGTATATCCATCAATAAGCCCTTGAAAAGCGGACGGGTAGCAGTTTTTGTAGGTAACAAAATCGTCATCAATAATTTTAACGTCAAAGTTGTCCATGTTGGATGATATGGATACAGAGTCAAAAATGTTATCATCAAGGATGGATAAAAATTTGACAACCTGCGTATCCGTAAATCCGCCCTGTACCGGCTGTCTTTCGGCAAACGCGGGGACGCAGGAAGCCATCAGGCAGCAGAGAACAAGCAAAACGGAAGTAATCTTCTTCATGGCAATCTCCTTTCGCGGTCAATCGTCAATGGCGAAATAAGAGCCGCTACTTGAAGAATGGCGGAAGTCGAAACGTCCGAACGCCTTGCCATCGGAATTGCAGAACAAGATGGAAACGAATCCGATGTCGAGTTGCTTTGCAATTTCCCGCGCATCTTGAAGGTAAGCATACGGGACATTTACATAGTTCTGCGACTTCCCGGCGTAATTCTTCTCAAAAGCATCGCAGTATTCGCCAGAAATTTTGATGATATACCCGATGTTCTGTTTGTCCTCACCGGGCAGATACTCAACTACGCTAAATTCCGCGCCCTTTGCAGCATAAAAGTCGAGCAAGGCGTGAACGTCGTCCGGGTCTGAATCTTCGTAGGCAACGTAAAAGGCGACCTGCGGAGTGGTGACAAATTCGTCATTCACACGATGCACAATCCCGCCTTTGGAGCTAAAACAGAGGTATTTCCCCGTCGAGGATTCGAGCGAAAGCCTTGATAGTCCAAAAGAAAGCGTCATGTAGTATGCGTCAGGCTCTTCAAGGCAAACCCTGATAAGGTCATCGATGGAAGCAAAAAGCGTTTCCAGCTTGGCAACCATCTGCTGGTAATTCTCAGGGTCGTCTGCGATTAAGGATTCCAGCAGCGGGTAATGTCCGCGAACGATGAAGTGTTTGTTCGCAGCGTCGAACGTCACGAAATACGCTTCGCCATCCCCTTTATCCTCTGCGTAGAACTCTTTGATGAAGTGCATGGCAAGCAGTTCACCGCCTGTCATCTCCGGCTCATCCGCAAGGGCGGGGATGCAGACCATCAGGCAGCAAAGAACAAGCAGAACGGAAACAAACTTCTTCATCGTGAAACCCCTCTCGTAACCTTGGAGGTGTGAACGTGTATCAGAGCAAACGGCAATTAAAGCAGCGGATTGAGGACTTGCAAGTAAAAGTCGTGAATCTGGAACAGGAGAACTTAGCGCTTCGCAAAGGGATGTACATGAGCGAAGGCGTACTCAAAAACAATCCGCTTTTGAGCTGGTACGGCAAGGAGCTGTGCCTTGTGCTTGGTGGTCTTATTGTATCACCGCGCTATATGCAGCTGGACTACGACCAGTTCCGACTATATATACGCGACGTGCTGGACTACATGAAGGAAATCCGGCTACTTGAGGAGAGCTACCAGCGAGAGAATCAAGCTGACGGCGGAGATGGAGACGGGAAGCAGGAAGCGCAAGCGACTTAACCTGTAACGCTCAATCTCTGCAAGCGCAAAATTGCTCAACTCCGGCGTGACAACCGTAATCGTATACATATCGGCGGACGATTGCGGAATTGGCTTCATCAAGCCAGCTTTGCGGAGCGTTGCAATCTGATTGTCGGATAGCTTCTTGCCACGTTGGAAGTTACGACAAAGCCGATATTCCGAAGGAAGCATAGCATACTCACCACCTTTCACGCATACGATAAGAGCAGGGAGGTGAAACTGAGGTGAAACTGATGTACCACGTCAACCTGCCAGACATCGAGAACCGGGTGAAGTACACCATCACGACGCGGCGGACAACCGCGCGGGATGTGCACATATTAGCCGACGCCGGGTATATGCCTATTAAGATGCATATACGACGTCAGGGAGTGACGGTTGTTTGGACGCTGAAAGCGGAAGCGAAAAGAGCTTTGCGCGAAAGCAACGTCTAATTCGCACAAAAACGCCCGCAGGAGCGCTTGCACGTCGGGACTGGTATTCCTCACCTGACGGGCTGGAAGCGCTCAGAGCGCCGCTTTTGCCCTTGTAGAGTGTTGTCCAGCGCAAACGCGAATCAGGAGCGGGACTTGATGAACTCGATGTACTTCATCACATCCGCACGCTGGATCGCGGAAAGAGACTTCACCTGTTCTACCAGCGGGTCGAAGTCGGGCGGAGAGAACGCATTCTCATCGCGTCCAACGAGCGTATCGAGCGAAACACCGAGAGCATCAGCGATTGCAAGCAGCCGCGTCGGAACGGGGTTGCTTCTTCCAGATTCGTAGTTCTGGATTGTTATCTCTGCGACGTTGGCGCGTTCTGCAAGTTGCTGCTGGGTCAGCCCGTTCGAGAGCCGAAGCGCAAGCAGAATTTCCGGGAACGGCACGGTGCATCACCTCACTTGCGCGGATTCGCACGAACGTATCGAGCGTACCGCATGACTTCTTCCCGATCTGACGGAGCAAGCGCGGAAATCTCCAAGTAGAGCGTGTCCGTCTCTTTTGGGGACGGCGCACCGTCGCTGCCGGAAAGGTAGTCAACCGTCACGCCGAGCAAGTCCGCCATCTTGCAAAGAAGCTCGACACTTGGCGAACGATTTGCCTTTTGGAGCATCGACAATGCACCGGGAGTGATGCCGCAGGAATCAGCAAACGCCGCGTTTGTAATGCCAGCTTCTTTACACAGATTAGTCAGTCGAGAAGCAAAAATTTCGCGTGAAAACATGGTTTACCCCTTGACATTCACGCAGAGTGAATGTATAATGTTATCAGAGGTAAGTCAAGAAATTACCTCAAGCAAGAAGGGAGAGCAATGTACAGGCAACTGAAACGGATGCGCGAAGCAAACGGTTGGTCGCGCGAGAGCGTTGCGCAGCGTGTCGGTGTGAATGTGCCAATGCTGTGCATGATTGAGACTGGGAAGCGTGACCCGTCCTACAAAGTGTTGGTAGCGCTGGAGGACGTATTTCACACTTCCCACAGGGAATTGTTACGGAGAGAGGAGTGACACGGAGATGCCACACGCAGACCCGGCAGGATTCGTCTTTTTGGGACTGAGCATCGCACTCATTGCCGCGCTATGGCTGATTAACGAGGTAGCAACCTATATCAGCGTAGAGCGCGAGGGACGCAAGTCGCAGAGATGACAGAATCCTGCACACAAAGCATAACACAAGGGGATTGACAAAATCAAACGTCTATCCCCAAAGAAGAAGAAAAATCAAATTTTTTTAGCGGAAAACTTTACGGGATGTAAAGAAGAAGGGAGAAAAGTTGTCAAACATCCGGGAATTTGCAGAACGACGCGGGTTAAAAATGGCGGACATCGCCAGAATCACGGGAATCTCCGAATCCATGTTGTCGCTGATTGATAGCGGCAAGAGGAATGTAACACCAAACACCGCAAAGAGGCTTGCGCCGACGCTTGGCGTGAACTGGTGGGAGCTCATCGACTAACAGCGCGAAAAGCGCAAAGATAGAAAGGGGTATCACAAAATGAGTAATGAAGTTGTCAGGGTGCAAATCGCGAACCGTCTGCTGGACGAGTACGGCAAGGACATCCAGAGCCAGTGCATGGGCGGTTGCGTATCGCGCGGGGACGCGAACAAGACGATTTTTGCCATCCGCAAGAGTGCGCGGAAGCTGAAAGCCATGACGCGCGACGAGTTTGCGAAACTGGGGAACTGGGACTACATCAGCGAGGCATACAGCGCATATGAAGCCGTGATGGAAGCCCTGCTGTTGGCGGTTAAGTACGAAATGGACAAGACGGCGGCAGTTGCTGTCTAAGGGAGGGGAAAGACAAAATGCTTTTAGCGCATTTGGATAAACTTGTGCCGGACAAAGAGGCACGGAAAAAAATCTGGAAGGAAAACCTGATTGATAAAACCCTGCTGTACTACGCGAGCGACATTATTCACGAGCTTGACAACGCTTGCGACAGCAAAATCATTGCCAAAAACATTTGGCGATGGATTTCGCTGGACGCTCATAATCAAAGAGCGATGACATTTGAACAGTTTGCACGTGCATATGCAAGCCTAAACAGAGCGAACGCAAGCTGCGCTGAATGGGATGCTTACAAAGGCATAGTAGACAAGCTACTTGAAGAGATTCGGAGCAGGGAGGAGGCATATGCGGAATGACTGACTTCCAACGCGCAACCGGGGTAACGATGCAGCCAGAGGAAGGCGAGGGCTTGCGCTGGTGTCCCATCGACGCGGTAATCGTCAAGCAGATTCGCAATCATCTGGGAGACAGCGCCGCAATGCGGATTGTCTACGACGCTGTTTGTAACATGGCAGGCATCAACACGCCGGACGACATCACCAAGCTGACGTTCGAGCGGGCGTATAGCCGCGCACTGTCCGAGACGGGGCGGTATCAGGCGGGGGAGATTGACGCACAGGGCAATTTTATCGCGGAGGTAATCGCGACGGCTTTCGCCCTTGCGCCTAATGAAATAATAACACAGAAAGAGGTGAAATAAATGACCGAGTTTGGAGGGAATGAGCTGCGGAAAGCACGGGAAAATGCGGGGATCCGGCAGTGGCAGATTGCAAGCGAAATCGGCGTTTGTGAAGCACTCGTCGGGCGCTGGGAGCGTGGCGAAGCGTTCCCGTCGCCGGATGACGTTGATAGACTGGAAATCGCCTACAAAGCGCCGGGATTGTGGCACAAGTGGATGTTGTCAAACTGCGATAGCTACCGGCGACATTATCGCGGCGTAGATGAGACAACGACGGCGGGGAGCGTTCTCCGAGGACGGTTTGCGATTGAGGATGTGATGTGCTTGCAAAGCGCAATTGAGCGCGACGTGTCGGAAGACGGGCGCATTGATAACCCGATTAACCGAGATAAGTACGAGGAGGTTCTGCGAAAGGCAATCGCCTGTCTGACGGACACGCTTGCCCGAATCGAGAAAAGAGGTGGCGCGAAATGACGCAGTACCTCAACACCGAGCGCGTCGCCGAAATCCTCTGCATCAGCAAGGAGAGCGCCCGGAAATTTATGCGCGAAATGCCGCACATCTGCATCGGCGGCAAGGCTCACGAAACAATCCGCGTCACTGTCAGCGACTTTGAGCAGGAGATGGAGCGCCGAAAGCGTTACCCAACGCAGGAACAGGAGAACGAGGTCATCCGCCAGCGGAAGAAGCGCAACGACCTTGTTGCGCGCGGACTGATGAACCCTGACGGCACAATCGCCCGGAGACGGGCATAAAAAAGCGCCCGTGTCGCGGGTACAAAGCGCGAACACGAGCAGACAGAAAGGGTAATGTGGCGGTTAAGCCACTACCATTCTAACACGAAAACGAAAGGAAGTCAACATATATGGAGCAGTTTGTAAATGAAATCGAGGAAAACGAGCAGGAGGAACGCGCTGGTTTTGTCATCGACAACGACCAAAAGGCGGATTGGGCGGTTCGCCGCATTGCGGAGTTGGAAGCCGACACGCAGAAGTGGAAGGACTACTACAAGGCACAGAGTGAGCGCGTGGCGCAGTCCAACCAGCAGAGCATTGACTACTTCACCGCCCTGCTGGAAAGCTACTTTGACAGCGTGCCGCACAAGGCGACGAAGACCAGCGAGAAGTACAAGCTGCCGAGCGGCGTTCTTGTTCGCAAGGCGCAAGCGCCGGAGTACGAGCGCGACGATGCACAGATTATCGCGTGGTGCGCCGAGAATGCGCCGTCCTGCGTGGAGAATGTGCCAAAGCTGAAATGGACTGCGCTGAAAGGGCTGATTACAGAAAACAACGGACAGGCGATTGACGAAATTACGGGCGAAGTCGTTCCCGGCATCAAAATTGTTCCGCGCGACCCGGTTTTCGCGGTGCAGAAGGGGTGAGGCAAATGGCAAGACGCTGCTGCCTGTGCGGGGCATATCTGGATAGCGGAGAGCGCTGCGACTGCGGATGCAGCCAAACGGACGAAGTGCCGCGAGGGTGCAGGAAGCCCGTGCGGAGGGTTGATGAAGCCAGCCGAACGGGGGAAGACTGGCGCTGGGAGAAGTACATAAACGAGCAGTATCAGAGATGGTACGAGTGCTGACAGGAGGAACGAGCATGGAAAACGGGCAGATTTACGCCGCAATCAGCGCGGCGATGGCGGACATTTCCGCAATCGGCAAGGACAAGTACAACCAACAGCAGGGTTTTAAGTTCCGCGGAATCGACGATGTGATGAACGCCTTGAAGCCCATCCTGACGAAAAACAAGATTTTCACCGTCCCGCAGGTTTTGGAGCAGACGCGAGAAATCAAGGTAACGGCGAAAGGCGGAGAACTGCGGTACAGTCTCCTCAAAATCGCGTTCCGCTTCTATGCTACCGACGGCAGCTTTGTCGAGGCGGTAACGCTGGGCGAGGGCATGGATAGCGGCGACAAGGCAAGCAACAAGGCAATGGCGATTGCTTACAAGTACGCACTGTTTCAGGTCTTCTGCATTCCGACGGAAGAAATGACTGACCCGGACGGTGAAAGTTACGAAACAAAGCACGAGACGCAAAAAAAACCGGAGCAGCCGAAGCAGCATAGCAAGCCGACAGATAACCCGACGGAAACGCCGACAAACTACATCATGCGCGAGTGCGGAAACATCGGCATGGATATGCAGGAGTTGGGCAGAGTTCGCGCCGCGCTTGTGGAAGCAAACATCGTCCGCAACATCCCGACGAAAGAGATGACGATGGCGGACGCAAAGGCGCTGATGGACGCGGTGAAAGCTAATTTCCGGGAGGCATCGTGATGAATCGAGCAGAACGCAGAAGAGCGGCGCGGGACATAAACCACGCCGCGCAGAGCATCATGAGGGCGCGGGGAGGCTACGAACGCGAGTATGAGCGAGGAGCGAAGGATGCAGAGCGCCATGCAATCAAGATGATTTTCGCCGGAATGTGCCTTGCGATGAAAGAGGAGTTTGGTTTCGGCGCAAGGCGGATTTATCGGATGCTTACGGCGACGCAAAAGTATCTTCAACCCGGCGCGTACTTCACAACAGCGGAATTGATTGATGAGGTATTGGAAAAGACGGGCATCCGGCTGGATTTCGATGACCCGTTTGACATGGTAGAGCAAATCGAGAAAGGGGAACGGCGATGAATGTAGTCAGCAACGTGGAAATCATGGGGCTTGCGTCGAGTATAAAGGCAAGCCACTATCCGATGGCAACCGACACGGAGAATTGCAGCGCGGAAGTCACAGAGCGGACGATGGCGCTTGCCAACTGTCCGACGGGAAGCGGACACGACCAATTTTTGACGGGGATTGTCGTGCAGTTCGACCTCACGTTCACCGTCAAGGCATGGGTGGAAGCCGAGCGGTATCATTTTCTGGATTTTGTATCGAGCCAGTCCACCATGCACCGCATTATGAGCATGGACATCGACAAGCAGTGCGTTCCCTACGTTCGCCGGGAGGCAATCGAGCTTGTGGAGAAGCTGATTACAGAGTACAAGGCATCCACAACGCCGGAACGGTATCTTACAGTCCTTTACAACGTGCCTGTTGGCTTGCGGCTGACGGCGCGGATGACCACCAACTACCGCCAGCTCAAAACGATTTACCAGCAGCGCAAGAATCACCGTCTGCCGGAATGGAGGGCGTTCTGCGCATGGATTGAGACGCTGCCGAGAGCAGAATTTATTACTGGAAAGCGAGTTGACGCGGATGGCTGAACGCGGGGAAGCATATCGCGAATATCAGCGTGCTTACTATCAAGCGCACAAGGAAGAGCTGCAAAAACGGCATCGAGAATATTACTGGAAAAACAAAGAACAGCAGATGAGACATAATCGCGAATATTACTTAGCGAATAGAGAAAAAATCCGTAAAGCTGCACGGGAACGTTATTACAAACTTCAAGCAGAACGCATGGAGAAAGGGGCGGAAAAGCTGTGGGAGGGGGAAAAGAATGCCTAAAGAAGAACTTATGCCGCGATGCCCGTACTGCGACGATGAAATGAAATACGTTGTACTCGATATGGTAAGAAGAACAGCGCGGCTTCATTGCCCGACGTGCGATTCAGAATTTCCGCCAAAGGAGGGAAAAATGACGATGACGACTAAGCCGCGAAATCGCGTTCTGACGTGCGCCGAAGCCGTTAAGCAAAACAAAAAGACGGCGATTTTGTGGCTTGAACTTCGAGACAACATCCCTATTTGCGTATGTCTAAAAACGGCTGTATATCCGTGGCGCGTTATACCCAGCAACATCGGCATTGGTTCATTTAACGTCTACATGGGGGACTATGGCACAAAGTGGAGATGCTGGGAGAAAGAGCCGACACGAGAAGAAACCAAACGCGAGCCGTGGAGTGAGCCATGATTGCGACAATCGGCAAGGTCATCGAGCAACCGGGCAGCCTGACAATCCAGACTGTCCGACCCGATGCGGAAAACTTATCCGATACCGTCACGGTGCTTTGGCAGGACTGCCGCACAATTAGTCCAGAGCAACGGCGAAAGGCGTGGGCGCTGATTGGCGAGATAGCCGCCGCGACTGGCTACATCGGACAGGGCGACAAGAGCGACCTCAACACGATGCTCAAGGCGGAGTTCCTGCGATCGCGGATTGACAAGCTGCAAGCGGAGGCAATCAAGGCATTCAGCCTGTCCGACGTGGACATGACAACCGCGAGGCTTTATATTGATTGGCTGGTTGAGTTCTGCGTGGTAAACAACATTCCGACAAAACAGCCGCTTGTGGAGTACGCGGAGGACATCGGCGCATATATATACGCTTGCGTGATGCACAAACAGTGCGCCGTCTGTGGACGTAGACCGTCAGACTTGCATCACTGGGAGCGCGTCGGCATGGGCGCAGACCGCACAGAAATCAATCATATCGGGCTGACGTGCGAACCGCTTTGCCGGGTACATCACACGGAGTGCCACACGATGGCACAGGCGGATTTTGACGAGAAGTACCACATTCAGCCCGTAAAAATCGACGAAAAAATAGCTAAGCTGTACAAGCTGGGGAGGAAAAGCAATGAACAAGCTGACAATCATCGGAAATCTGACGCGCGACGTTGAGTTGCGCACGACGCAGAGCGGCAAGAGCGTCGCCAACTTCACGGTTGCGGTCAATCGCCGCGCGAAACCGGGTGAAAAGGCGGAAGCAGACTTCTTCCGGGTATCCGTCTGGGATAAGCAAGCGGAAACGTGCCAAAAGTATCTTGCCAAGGGACGCAAGGTGTGCGTGATTGGCAGCGTCAGCGTCAGCACATACAACGCCAACGACGGAAGCACACGCGCGACGCTGGAAGTATTCGCGCAGGATGTTGAGTTTCTGGACAGCGCGAAACAGGATGCACCGCAGACGGAAGCACGCGGAGCGGCGCAACCGCCAGCACAGGCGCAATATACCCCGGTATACGATGAGGATTTGCCGTTCTAACGGAGGGAGAAAGTAAATGGAGCTTGAGTATGTGACGATTCAGACAATCATGGCGGAAGATTTTTCCTACCTGACGGACGAAGAAGCGGGGAAAGCAATCAAGGCGTATCTTAATTACGCAACGTCCGGGGAAAGCAAAGCGCCGGAAGGGAATGCCATCTTTGTCTATCTTTCGCTCAAACGCGAGTTCGACCGCGTGATGAAAATTCGCGAGGAGAGGGCGGAAGCTGGACGCGCTGGCGGTCGCCCGAAAAAGGCGAAGCCTGAACCGGCACAGCTCAATCCCGAAACAGAGCAGAAGCCCGAAGTGCACACCCCTGCACCCTTCATCAGCGACGAAGAAGCAGCAGAAATCCAGCAAGGCACAAACGATGTGCTGGACGAAGCGAAAAGGCAGGGATTCACCGATACGACGGCGATGATGGAGACGCTCAACCAGCTTGTGGCGGACAACGGCACGGAAGAGGTACTGGAATGCGTGAAAATCGCCGGAGAATCTGGAAAGCCTAACATTCGATATCTCAAAGGCGTAATCAACGGACGCGCAAAAGAAAAACAAAAGGAAGCGCAACGAGAGCAAGCGCGGATTGAGGCGGAAAAGCACCCGATAAGGTTTATCAAAAGCACGGATGAAATTGAAGTGCGCGAACCGCCGAAAGTCAAACAGAGAGATGTATTCATGAGCTGCGTTAAAAACCAGCCAACGGAGCATCCAGAGATACGGACAAAGCTGGAAGAATTAGCGAGAGCGTGGAGTAGTTAAAGATGGACGCATACATCAACGAGGACGCGGAAAAAAGCCTAATTGGGCTTGCGATGCAGGATGCAATCGTAGCGCAAGAGGTTGCCGCACTGTCTGATAGCTTGTTCGGATTAAAGCAGATGCAAGCCTGTCAGCGCGGAATTATGCGTCTTGTGAAGCAGGGGAAACAGGTTGACCTTGTGACTTTGGATGCAGAAGTGCAATGCGACCTCCAAGATACCGCCCTCTTGATGCAATGCGTGCAAATGGGCATTTCGCCCGTAATGTCGCGGCAGTACATAGCGATTTTGGCGGAGTGCGCGAAACGCCGCGAACTTGCGACGCTGGCGCGAAAAATCCTGCAAGATGTAGGCAATCCCGGCGCGTCGGTGGAATCGTTGCAAGCGGATTGCGCGGCGGCGGCACAGTCATCAACAGCTATCAACGACGGGGTGACGATGCACGAAGCGTCGCTCATGCTTGCGAATTCTTTCGACAAAAAGGATGGCGTAACTTGCGGAATCGCAGACCTTGACGTAATGCTGGGGGGCTTTAAGCCAGGACAGCTAATCTACATCGGCGCACGTCCGGGTGTTGGTAAAACGTCGCTGGCTATCTGCATGGCGAAGTACGTTGCGGAGCACGGCGGCGGGGTGCTGCTCGTATCGCTGGAAATGAACCCGGTGGAAATTGCGGCGCGTTTCATGGCGAATGAATCAGGCGTGGACTTGCAGAAAATCTCCACAGGCAAGATGGAATTGGAGGATTTCGCGCAAATATCGCCCTGCTATCAGGCGCTTGCAGATTTACCAGTCACCATCGAAGAAAGAGCGGTCACACCACTTCAAATCCGCAACGCGGCGGCGAAAATGAAAGCAAGCAAGGAGGGGCTAAGCCTGATTGTGGTTGACTACATCCAGCTCATGCGAGCAGATGAGAAGTGCGGAAACCGCACGGAGGAGGTGACGCAAATCAGCCGCGAGTTAAAGCTGATGGCGATGGATTTAGGCATTCCGCTGCTCTGCATGACGCAGTTCAACCGCGAGAGCGAGAAGGGATTCGGCAAGTCGACAAGGAGCGAGCCGGATATGTCACAAGCGCGAGACAGCGGCGCGATTGAGCAGGACGCGAACGTGTTTCTCATCCTACACGAGCCAGAAGAACCGCAGGACGCGAACAGCGACAGATGGCAGATGTACCACAATTGCCAAGCAAACGGATTGACGTGGCAGACGTGCCGAATCAGGAAGAATCGAAACGGCGCAACGGGGCTTGTGCATCTGGGCTTCGACAAGCCGCACATGCGGTATACTTGCTTAAAAAAAGAATAGGAGGATGGAAGTCATGCACAAAATCATCATTTTGGAGAGCGAGCAGTTTGGAAACATCCGAGTGTTCGTCGAAGAGGGAGAATCAAAACTGTGGTTTGTGGCAATTGACATTTGTCGAGCGCTGGACATTGACCCAACAGCGACGCGCCGCCTTGATGAGGACGAGAAAATCATACTGCGTTTAACGCATACCAGCCCGAACGGAACGTTCGAAGAACGCAAATTGGCTTGCGTCAGCGAAAGCGGTCTATATGCTCTCGTTCTCGGTAGCAGCAAGCCCGAAGCAAAAACCTTTAAGAGCTGGATTACGCAAAAGGTCTCTGCTATATCAAAAAGTTTAGGAGGGGGGGAATGGTGTGCAATGTTACTATAAAGGCTACCTTGTCCGAATTGCGGACGCGAGAATCCCGAAATGTGGCATACAATTCTCGGCGGAAACGGGTGGGGGGTGATGTGCATACGATGCGGATGGGCAGGGAGAACGAAAAGGACAAAGACGGAAGCCGTGAGAGCGTGGAACAACGACGAAGGGAGAAAGAAGAATGCAGGATTGTAAACTGAAACCGTGTCCGTTCTGCGGGGAACGAAAAATCGAACTGGTAGAACCTGATTATTTTTTCGGCAGTTGGTTTTGCGAATGCACTGCGTGCAGACAAGCCATTGCAGCAGGAGAAACGCAGGAAAAGGCAATAAAGAAGTGGAATCGTCGTGCGCCGGGATGGTTCTCAGTGGACAAGGTGCTGCCGCTAAATAGAACGCACGTCATCGGATTTGATGTAGAGAGCAGGCTGCCCTATCCTTTGCTGTATTTTTGTCCAGATACAAAGGAGTTTTTGGACGAAACATACGACGACAAGCCTGTGAGCATCACGCACTGGATGCCATACCCGGACGCGCCAAAGGAGGAAAGAGACAATGAGTAAAAACAAGAACCTGCCGCGTTGTCCGTGGTGCGGATACATGATGCGCCAGAGAAAATTCACGCCAAACGGCGCTGGTTACGAGGCATACTACCGCTGCACCAACTGCGGAGAGCATTCCCCACATATATATGCCGAAAGCGCAGAAGAGGCAGAGAGCAAGGCATACAAAGCAGCGACAAGTCCTTTCTGCAATCCGGGGAATCGGGAACTGACGATGGAAGAGGTGCGACAAGAACGCCTTGTGTGGTCAATGCTGCAAGATAGTGATTCGCTTTATCTGCTGTGCTGGTGCGCGGAAAATGATTTCTTCGACTTCTTCATCGTGCTGGAATCGCCAATGCGGACGTACGACGCGACGCAACCGACAATAATGCAACTGATAAAAGAGCCGAAAGAGTGCATGAAAACGAGGTTTTGGCTAAGAAAACCGACAGAGCAGGAAATGGAAAACACGCCGTGGGAGGACGAAGGAAGATGAATGAGTACAAAAACCGTGTGCTGTCCCTTGCAGAGCTTGCGGTAAGCGCAGGAACGCTCGCGTGGATTGAAGATAACAACGGAGGCGACGAGCCGTGCGTCTGTGCGCGAATGGTAACGTACTGGGAACCTAAAAGCCATCGCATATATTTCGACGGGCGGACGCACATGGTACGCCGATTACACCTACGGCGAGACGTGGCGCTGCTGGTTGCGAAAGCCGACACCAGAAGAAATGGCGAATACGCCGTTGGAGGAAAAGCAACAATCAAAACGAACGCATCAATAAAAGCGCCGAGCGATGTCCTTACCATCGGCGCAATCGGCAGCCGTGACGATACAACCACCTTTTATCGCGGCACGGATGGCGGAATATACGTCACCTGCGGATGCTTCAACGGCACGATTGACGACTTCGCCGCAAAAGTCAAGCAAGTCAACGCCGGGACGAAGCACGAGAAAACGTACCTGTTGGCAATCGAGCTGGCAAAAGCGCAGATAGGGACGGCAGAGGAGAAACGCTGATGGAGATGGTGACGCTGCCCGCGGCGGTGCTTTTCGGCACGATGATTGGTTTGGGAGTGACGGGCTTCCTGCTGGCGAAGGAAACGCGCCCGTGGTACATTTACATTCTGCTGGCGATCGTCAACTGTATCATTTCGATTCTTGTGTACGCCGGAGCGGATGCGCTTTCGGCGTGGTTAGGGGGATGACAAATGCTGATGGAGCAGATTATCGGCACGGATGGCGTAATCAAAACAAAGCTGGACATTGCTATCCAGCGATTGAAATCCTTTGAGCCGCCGGAAGGGTACTTCCTTGCTTTTTCCGGCGGAAAGGATAGTCAGTGCATCTACCATCTGGCGAGGATGGCAGGGGTCAAGTTTGAAGCACACTACCACGTCACGAGCGTTGACCCGCCGGAGCTGATATACTTCATCCGTGAGTATTATCCCGATGTGATTTTCGATGTGCCGCATGATGAAGACGGCAAACGCATCAGTATGTGGACACTGATTGTGGAAAAGCGGATGCCGCCGACGAGACTTGCCCGATTCTGCTGCGCAAAACTCAAAGAAACGAACGGCATGACGGACGATGAGTGGCGAATCGTTGTGACTGGCGTTAGATGGGCTGAATCAGCGAACCGAAGAGCAAACCAAGGGGTTATCAACATCAAGGGGAAGCCAAAGACGACGCAAGCAATGGCGGCTGCACTGGGTGCATCGTACAAAGTCAACAAGTCCGGCGGAATAATCATGAACGAGGACAACGACGCGAATCGCCGATTGACGGAATACTGCTATCGGACGCAGAAAATGATGGTGAACCCTATCATTGATTGGTCGGACGATGATGTTTGGGAGTTTCTGAATGAGGTTGTCCATGCGCCGCATTGCTGCCTATATAACGAGGGTTACACGCGAATCGGCTGCATCGGTTGTCCGATGGCTGGAGCGGCTGGACAAAAGGCACAATTCGAGCGGTACCCAAAATTCCGGGGGCTGTACATCCTGGCGTTTAACCGCATGATTGAGCAGCGCAAAGCGGAAGGGCTGCCGACGACGTGGCAGAACGGCGAGGAAGTCATGAGATGGTGGCTACAAGAAGGGCAGGAGGATTAACGATGACGGTTATCAGCGTGCTGTGTCTGCTGGCAGCTACGGTTTGCGTGGCTTGCGCACTTATCAATAAGGAGTGATGATGGTTGTGAAAGAATTGCAAGATGAGATTGTAACGGTTGTGTTCTCCGAACTTCTGCGAGCGCAGAAAGAGCATGGAGAGACGTTCAACTCCATGCCGGAGGCGTTCTCCGTGATTTGGGAAGAAGTCGAAGAAGCGAAAGAAGAGATGCAGCGTGTCATCCGAAAGGCAAACGACGTCTGGCTTGCGAACCGCCGAGACGACGAGAAAGTATTCACGATGTGCGCGAGCAAAACAGCAGCGGCAGCTACACTGCTGGCTTGCGAAGCTGTGCAGGTTGCCGCTATGTGCATGAAGGCGCAGAAAGGAGGTGCAGCATGGTCGAAAAGCAAGATTGGCTGAATGCGCTGACAATCTGCCCGGTTTGTAACGCAGTGATGAAGCGATACACTACGATTGATGTACAAGGAGGCGCATGGGTAAAATGTACAAATCCAAAGTGCGGACTACACGGCGTTCTATTTATGCCAATGTGATTCCAACGGAGGACGAAGAGCAGGAAGCCCTTTTCCGCTGGGCAGATGCTCAAAGCGCAACGAAGCCGTGGCTGAAAGGGATGTTTGCCATACCGAACGGCGGTTATCGCGCCAAAGCAACCGCCGCGAGGATGAAGCGAACCGGGACGCGTGCAGGAGTGCCTGACATCTTCCTGCCCGTCTCAAACGGGCGCGAACACGGGCTTTTTATCGAGATGAAGCGGTGCAAGGGCGGGACGGTATCGACATCACAGAAAGAGCGCATGAAGATGCTGACTGCCGAGGGATACCGCTGCGTTGTGGCGAAGGGATGCCAAGAAGCGATTGACGCAATTATGCGATACATGGACGGAGAGTGAGACAATGCTGGACACCGACGACATCCGTTACTCCTTTTGGCTTGAGAAAGAGCTGGAAAAGAACGTAAAGCGACTTGCAGGGAACGTATCGCGCGGATGCAAAAGCCGCCACGATGCCTACAAAGTCAGAGCGACGCAGGACGCAATCAGGCGGCTAAACGGCGAGAAGGAGGCAAACGGGGCAATCGAGAAGGTACAAGATATGCTGTACACGGAGCTAATGAGCGGACAGATTCGCCCGGCGCTGTATACAGCGATTGTCAAGGCGTTTGAAGGGGTAAAATAATCGTGGGCGGTTGCGGGAGGGGAAAATGGTTGACTTAAAGCGGATGCGGTATCTCATCAGGCGGTATCCTATGGCTTGCTTGCGCGCGGAACAGGCGCGAATCCGGGCGCAGAAGCTGACGCGGACAATCAGCGACGCGCCGCGCGGTGGCGGGAGTATGAACAGCACGGAGGAAGGGTTGCTGTATCGCGTCGAGGCGCTGGAACGCAAGAAAGCAATCTGGGACGAGTTGTGCATGATGCGCGAAGAGCTTTCACCGATAATCGACGCGCTGGAAGTTCAGGCTAAGAAGCGTTTTGCGGAAACAGATGACGAAAAAAGAGCGCGAAGAGATATGCTGGAAGTGCAGTGCATGAGGATGCGATATCTGGAGGGACGGAGCGCCCGGGAAATCAGCTACAATCTGGCGTATTCCGAGCAGCACGTCTTCCGCGTGATTGGTAACGCGGAACGGAAAATCCAGAGCGCGGAATAAGGCGGTCGCGCATCGAAAGGTGCGCGATTTTCTTTGCAGAAAACCGAAGAAAATGTGATTTCCCCATTGACATATACGGCAGCATATGTCGTAATAATAGTGTCAAGGGGAGGTACAAAAAAAGAACCCCGGACAGAAAGAGGAAGGAAAACCTCACAAACCAGATATTGGGCGGATGAAAGCACTGGTTCGGATGGATTTATCTGCCCGTATTTTATTCGCAAAGGAGGCCTTGCTTGATGGATGCTTTCTTCGGCTTTTACCCGGCTGCTATCTATGAGATGGAAGATGCTCGTGTCAGTCAGACATTCACGCCGCTCGCACATTTCGCGCTGTTCACATATCAAGATGAGCACGGCAATTGGCGAGGTGAAAAGTACACTTTGTGGGACTTTACCCTTTACGATGGCGTTCGAGCGTGTGCGTTTCATTCGGACGAGTCGTGGGAAAAGATTCCAAAAGGGGTTGTTGAATCCTATCGTGACTACGATAAGTTGTACGGAAAACGCAAGCAGTTTTGTCAGGAAGAGTATGATGAGTTCACTGCGTTTGTGAAAGCACAGCGCGAACAGAACGCTTCTGAATCAGAAACCCTGATGGCGTGCATGAAGCGTGGTTGGCTCATTCCAAAGTGTGACGCGAAGGTAAGAGTTGATGTTGAAGTAAACAAGACTTCTTATCGGCTTGTACGTTATGTTCCGCAATGGGACATGGGGATTGGCGGTTCCTCCGTTTGCGAACGAAAGGTGTTCACGACGCGTGAAGAGGCGCTTGTTGAAGCGCGGTACATGATTGCGTGCCGTATCAAGGAAAAGGAGTGTCTTTTCCAGTGTGATATTGCCGTGGATACATTATCAATGCTCGATAGGATTCCTGCGGAGTACCATGATGAAGTCGCATTCCTTCTGAACGCGTGGACATTCCGTCCGGGCTATTCCCTGCGCTACTATAACGGCACTTTGTTTTACCAAGACGGTTGGTTTAAGTCTCCGCAAATCATCTGGCAAATGCCCAAGAAAGTTGAGGAATTCACGGATAGGAGGGTAAGATGAACGTGACGCTGACGAAGAAAGAATACAGGAAGTTAAAGAATGGCGAGAAGCTCGAAAAAGGCGGCTGTGTGTACAGCCGTCTTGCAAAGCTGGATGGGAAACTTGTAACAATCGCAGAAAGGGAGGGCAACGAAATCGGGTTCATCGCAGAGATACGGAGAATCAAGGCACGAATTGCAAGTATCACCGCCGTGAAAGAGGAAGGGGGCGGCGAAAAGGTAATCAAGGGAATCCGCGTGGTGGAGGATACGGACGACATGCGCATTCGCCTGATTTTCCCGGATAAGCCCGACGAGGAGACGCGAAACGCGCTAAAGGCAAACGGCTTTCGCTGGTCGCCGAAGAACAGCGCGTGGCAGCGGATGCTCAACGCAAATGGGCGCTGGGCGGCAAAGAACTTCCTTGCAACGGTAAAAGATGAGAGCAATGAGAGCTAAAAGCGTGATATAATGTAAAATGTAAAAGCAGCAAGAAAGACGCAAGCAGTAATGCAAGCGCCTTTTTTGTTGGAAGAGGCGACTATGGAAGTGCTGCTCTTGCCTCTTCAGCGGCGGGATTTATGCGCGATGCGCTTTGTTGCGTTGGTGGGGACGCGACGGACGAAGAGGAGGAAAAATGGAGCAACTGACGCTTGCAGAAGCATCGGAGGAGTACAAGGCGTTTGTTGATAAATTCAAGCCGAAACTGACAACGAACGATTGTTATACGCCGCCAAACATCTATGAAGCAGTCCGAGAATGGGTGTTCGCACGCTACAATCTTCCGGAAAACACGACTGTAATTCGCCCTTTTTATCCGGGCGGAGACTTTGAGCGCGAGAATTATCCAGAAGGATGCGTTGTAATTGACAATCCGCCGTTCTCCATCGTGCGGAAGATTCGGAAATTTTACCTGAAGAACGGCATACGCTTTTTCTTGTTTTCACCGGGGACTTGCATGTTTTGCGATGACGATTGTAACTAATGTCTACTGAATAACCATCCGTTTTTCACGCGATTGCAGAAGTCCGAGTAGCCAATCCAGAAATTGCAAAAAGGCGCACTGAATCTTACGCAGATTCAGCAGCAAAATGGACAGAGCAACCACATGCGCAGCCGTTTCTTCCAGCTTCGCTGTCACCAGCCCCATTCCACACTTACGTTTTCCCAAACTGAATTTGCGTTCTACCTCGACCCGTTCGCACTCGTCCCGGTAATCCTGAGCCTTGTTCCGATCCTCTCCCTTTTTGGGCCTTCCCAGAGCTGGCCCGGAAAGCCGGATTCCCCGCGCTTTGCAGTAGCTGAGATTCTCACGGTTCCGGTATATCTTATCTGCCAGTACCCGACTGGGGTAGTGTCCCTCGCGCTTGTGGAAATTTTCAATCATTTCCTGGAGCTTGGTCGCTTCGTTGTAAGCATCAAAAGAACGGTATTCCAGCCTTGTCCAGCCGTCTGTGACACTGATATCCAGCTTCATGCCAAACTCCACGGGTTTGCCGACCTTTCCCCGCACTATAGGGCGCACAAAGGGCTGGCTGACGCTGACTATTCGGTTCTCAACGCTGTGGGTATGGTTGTCATACATGTACTTTTGCTGCTCATAAATCTTACGAATCGTCTCCAATCGCTCCGTTTGGTGAATATTCAGTGCCTTTTCCTGATTCAGCTTCCCGTCAATGGCAGCAAGGTCTCTTTTCAGATAGTTCAGCTGCTTCCCAATGGCTTTACGGGTCATCTTTGCGGTGTGTTTGCGGCAGCGGACATACTTCAGATAGTCTTTCCGGGCTCGTTTGCGATAGGTACGGGGCTTCTTGCCGTCGGTAGGGCTGTGGAGAATATCCAGCAGCTTCTCAGCATTTTCTCTGGCTTCATTCAGAAGGGAAACATCCTGGGGATACCGGATATTGGACGGTGCGCAGGTGGCATCCACGATTATCGTGCCGCTGTTCCCTCCACCATCGGGCTTGTTATCATCCTGGTTATCGCTATCTTCTGTTTTCTGTGCTTCTTGGATGACCATTTCATTGATCTGAGCCAGAACTTCCGGCGTCAGGCGTTTTCGGAAATGCACCATAGAGGACGCATCGAAGGGCAGTTTGCTGTCGTCATAGCCCGCATACCCACAGAAATACTGCAAATATGGGTTCTCCTGGATCTGCAAAACAGTTTCCACATCGGAATACCCGTATTCCCTCTGGATGAGACAAGCACCCAACGCCAACTGAAGCGGCTTGGCCACATTCCCGGTCTCGGAAGGAAACAGATCCGCGTACTTTTCCTCAATCTTGTCCCATGGGATGCTCTGCGCTTTCTTCACCCAGCGGTTGTCTTCCCGCAGGTGCATACCTATGGGCTGCTGAAAATCTGACAGACTGATCTGTCCGTTGCTGTACCGATACATACACGTTCCCTCCAAGTGCAAGGGTTTTGCCCGCTTTTTATCGTCTTCCTTGCACCTATTATAGCACAGATTGCCGGGATTGCCTTGTGTCGCAATGCTTTTTGGGTTGGTCAGTAGACATTAACTACATATGCACTGGCATTAGCATCGTCTACGAAAACGGCGCGAGTGTGAACACGGGGTTTATTACAAACATGGGCGAAAACCTGATTGAGACTGCGCCGGACTTGTACAAAAAGTTAAGAGAAATAAACAACCAGAATCGCAGAAAAGGGAAAAAGGAAATTCGCAAAATAAGTTATCCGCTTGAAATCGTAACAAGTGCGCGGATGAATTGGTTGACGGCACACGGTGAACGGTTTGCTGTCAGTAAAAAAGACGCGTTATTTGGAGGCAATAAATCGGACAATTGCGGGGCTGTATACGGGCGTTTTTTTTACATTTCAGAGCGAGCCGCAGCAGAGCGAGCCGCAGCAGAAAGAGCAGCAGCAGAGCGAGCCGCAGCAGAAAGAGCAGCGGCGTATCACATTGAGCTATCAGAGCGAGAAAAGGAAATCATCAAAAAATTAGGAGCAGGAGAGCAAACCAGTTGATTGAATGGAACGGCATTGCAACTCTTGTTCGATTGTGAATGAAATCGTTGACATCGACATGAGCGAGACCGGGTTTGAAAACGACAGGACACTCGAAAGAGTTTCTGAATAAAACAAACAAGTAGAAAGGAGCAAAGAAAAATGGCACAAACCGAAATTCAGCGCAGAATCGCAGCCGCCACTGGCATGAACAGAAAGTACAACCGGAAGCAGCGAAAGCGCGCTGCATACAACACTTTCCGGCGGAAGTCAAACGGCGGAACCGGCGGCTAATGTCATCAGAACTTTTTGACCCCATTAAAACACAGGCAAAGGTTACAAGGGAGGTTCTTGTCGGATTCTCTTGCGGCAAGGATTCCATTGTAACCCTTGACTTGTGTTTCCGACATTTTGAGCGGGTACAGCCTTTCTTCATGTCCTATGTGCCGGGAATGGAGTTTCAAGAAGCTGTTATCCGAAAATATGAACGAAAATACGGAGTGAATTGCATCCGAATCCCACATTTTGAAACAAGCAACTTCTTCAGGTATGGGACATACCGGGAAGAAGACTTGAACGTGCCTATAATAAGTGTAACAGATGAATACAATTATTTGAGGCAAAAAACAGGAATATATTGGATTGCTTGCGGTGAACGCATCGCGGACTCAATCGTGCGCCGGGCTATGTTGAAGAAATCAGGAAGTATAGACGAAAAGCGCGGGAGGTTTTTCCCTTTAATTTACTGGACAAAAGAAAACGTCATGAATTATATGCGAGTGAAAAATCTTGTATTACCGCGAGAATACGAGAAGATACATCATTCTTTTCGGTCACTGTCTGATGAGGATGTATCTATGGTAAAAGAATTTTTCCCAGATGATTACAGGAAATTGCTTAAACTTTATCCGCTTGCTGAGGCAGCGGCATTTCGGGAGGAGCAGCGACGTGCGAAGCAAATTTCAGGCGTTTGATTCAGAGACAATTTCTCGTTCGCAAATCAAAAATGCGCCATACAATCCGCGAATAATGAATAAGGAAACCAAAAAAAGATTAAAAGAAGCAATAAGAAAGCATGGACTTGTTTCTGCTCTAACATGGAATAAGCGGACGGGGAATCTTGTTGGTGGTCATCAAAGGCTTGAACAGCTGGATGCGTTGGAGGGAAACAAGGATTACGAACTCACTGTAAACGTGGTGGACGTTCCGGAGCGGGAAGAAGTCGAACTGAATGTACAGCTAAACAATCCGAGTTTGCAAGGCAGCTGGGACTTGGATAAGCTATCGAATGTGGCTTGTGAATTTGCTCTTTCCGCTGATGATATGGGCTTCTCGCAAACTGACGCTGAGTTCCTTTTTGACGGAGACGACAGGTTTACGGAGCTTTTTAATACAGAAGAATCGGAAAATGTGAAGCGCTCATTAAAAGACATAAAAAACGCCCGAACTCAAATGAACGATTCGCTCAAAGAGAAAGGGCGCATTGATTTTTTTAGTGTAATTGTGTTTGCAAGTCCGGAGGAACGTGAATTATTTTATCGGAGTATCAACGTGCCAATATCCGAACAGTACATTACACCGGAGCAGGTTAAACGACTAAAAGAGGATTGATGTATTGTGCTATAAAGGCGGATGTCTCTTCTCCTGTCATCGTTTCTTCGTCTATTTTTATAATATCATCGTCTGGAACATCAAAGAGCCCTGGTTTCCCGCGAACCTGAAAGGGCTTGACGATAGAGACAAATTCAAGTTTCCAAGCATATCCACCTTCTACGTCTCCTCGCTCCAAACAAGCAGCGTCGAGATTCGCCTTTGTCGCGACAAAAGGCTGAACATCAGTGATGCGCACAACACAAAGCGCGTGACCCGGAATTGTACCAGGAGTGCGCTCTCTATTTGAGCAGATAAGCAATTCCCCGCGATGTGCTGTGCACCATGTACGCCACTCAATCGTCTTATTCCCGAGCATTATCTGCATTGCATAAAAAGATGATACACTCAAAGCTTTCATTCATTACCCTCCCTTTCTTTACGATATAATTATACCACACTTTTCAGAGTTTTGCAACAAAAATATCGGATGGAGGAATGTTTATGCCGTTTAAGGCAGGAGACCCGAAAACAAAAGAACTTGCAAGAAAGGGCGGGCACGCAAAAAACAAAACGCCACCAGCACAGGTACTGCGAGCCGTTGGAGATATTTTGCGAGAAATGTCCAATGAAGAAATAGCAGACAGCAGAGGACACAAAGCAACGCGAAATGAGGCGGCGGCATACTCAATTTTCAACAACGCGCTAAAAGACGCGCGCTGGATGGAGCTGTACCTAAAACTAACAGAGCAGATGCCGTCTGAAAAGGTAGATGCCAACGTAACAACGTCAGAGTTTACAGACGCTTTACAGCGTGAAATTGCCGTAATTAAGCGTCGCGAGGGGTATGCTGCACATGGAGAATCTGACGCGAAAACAGGCTCTTGATTTTATGATTTGCCATCCGGCAGCACTGCTTCGTGCGTGCGGCTTTACGCTGATGCGTGATGATTTGCATGGCGAGTGGATGAAGGAAATGCTTCTTGGAGACAGCGATATGACCATTCTGGGGCATCGCGGTAGTTTCAAAACAGTTGCTGTTTCTGGTGCGCTTGCAATTGGAATGGCTGTTTTTGCGAATAAGAATACGATATTCTTTCGCAAAGGCGAAGCGGATGTAGTAGAGGTCATTCGCCAAACGAGAGGCATCATAGAAAACAAAAGTTTTCAGCAAATCGTTCTTGCAGCGACAGGAAACCCAATTCGGGTTCTTCGGGCAAATGCAACATCAATAACGACAAATCACTTTGTTAGTCCGAGAGGCGGCGACCAGCTATTGGGAATCGGCATAGGAGGCAGTATAACAGGTAAACATGCGGATTTGATTTTTACGGACGATATTGTAAACACATCCGATAGAAGCAGCCATGCAGAGCGAGAAAAGACAAAAGCCGTCTATATGGAACTGCAAAACATTAGGAACAGAGGAGGACGCATTATTAACACAGGCACACCTTGGCATAAAGAGGACGCTATTTCTTTGATGCCGAACATAAAGCGTTTCGATTGCTATTCCACTGGGTTGATTGCGCCGGAGAAGCTGGAAGAACTGCGGAAGTCCATGTCGCCGTCGCTGTTTGCCGCGAACTATGAGTTACGCCACATCGCCGCCGAGAACGCGCTGTTCGACACGCCGCCGACGTTCACGCCGGAAGCGGAGAAGTTACGGGACGGCATCGCGCACGTTGATGCTGCCTATGGCGGCGAGGACTACACCGCGCTGACGTGTGCCAAGCGGGACGGCGACACACTGTATTTATACGGGCGATTGTGGCGCAAGCACGTTGACACGCTGATGGAAGCGCTGCAATCGGAGACGGAGCGCCTCATGTGCGCTCCGATTTACTGCGAAACAAACGGAGACAAGGGATATTTGGCGCGGGAATTGCGCCGCCGAAACATGGCAGTACGCGCATACCCGGAGAAAATGAACAAGTATCTGAAAATCAGCACATACCTCAAAAAGTGGTGGGGAAATATCGTGTTTTTGGAAGGCACGGACAAGGATTATATCGCGCAGATTATGGACTACACCGAGGACGCGGAGCACGACGACGCGCCGGACAGCGCCGCGTGCTGCTGCCGGATCCTCGACAGGAGCGGCGCGAGTTTATATGTTGGGGGGTGATACAGATGTTTACAAAAATCACATGGCAGGACTGGCAAAACGAGCCGGACAAAGCAAAGGCAACGCTGGCGGTTATTGGTGCATACAAACACAGCGAGGACTTTGACAAGGCTGGAATCGCGCAACGATACTACGAGGCGCGGAACGATACTGTTTCCGCGAAAGTCGTGCTACAAGCGACCACATCGGAGACGGAGCAGACAACCGCCGACGGGAAGAAGGTAAAGAAGAAAGCGACGGCAACGCAAGCAATCCCCGGACAGCGCATTTACAGCGACTTTTTCCGCCGCTTTACAATGCAGCAGGCTAATTATCTGCTGGGTAATGGCGTGGATCTGGAAAACGACGCAATGAAGGGCAAGCTGGGAATCGGGTTCGACACGACGCTTGCGAAAATCGGGCTGTATGCGCTTGTTCACGGCGTTTGTTGGGGATACTGGAATCTCGACCACGTTGAGATTCTGCGTGCGTACACGGACAAAAACAGCGGGTTCGTGGCGCTGCTGGACGAACTGACGGGCGAACCGATGGTTGGTGTGCAGTTCTGGCAGATTGGCGACGACAAGCCGCTGATGGCGCGTGTTTTTGAGCCGGACGGCGTGACGGTGTACAAGACGCGCGAAAATGCCTCTAATTTGGAGGTTGCGCAGGAGAAACGCGCTTATAAACGCACATACGCGAGGGACATCACAGGCGAGCGCCTTGTCTCCGAAGAGAATTATAGCGCACTGCCGATTGTTCCGCTGTACGCGAACGACAAGAAGCAGACGGAGCTGACGCTTGCGATCCGTTCCAAAATCGACTTGTACGACATCGTACTTTCCGACTTTGGAAACAATCTGGAAAAGGCGAATGATGTTTACTGGGTGCTGAACAATTTCGGGGGAAATTTCGACGAAGTAGCGCTGATGCTGGAACAGCTTCACCGCCTGAAAGCAATCGCAAACATTTCGGACGGCACGTCATCCAGCACAGTAACGCCGGAGACGTTTGAAGTCCCATACGCTGCGCGCCAAACCGCGCTGGAACTGCTGGAACGGCAGCTATACCGCGATTATATGGCGCTGGACGTGTCTGAGCTGACGGGCGGCAGCCTGACGAACGTTGCAATTCGGGCAAGCATGGCGAATCTGGACTTGAAGGCGAACGCCTACGAATGGCAGTGCTTTGATTTCGTGCAGAAACTGCTGCGGATTCTGGGCATCGAAACTGAGACAATCCGCTTCAAGCGGCAGACGATTGCCAACGAGAGCGAAATCATCCAGAACATCTACACAGCGCAGGGCGATTTGGACAAGGAGACGCGCCTGAAACTCAATCCGATGATTCTGCCGGAGGAAATCGACGACATCATCAAGCGTGGGGAGGAAGAATCGCTTTTGGGCATCCGCATGGCGCAACAGGCAATGCAGAAGACAGGCGAGGAGGAAGAAGATGCTGTATCTGATGGTGATTCTTCAAGTGCTGGCGGCGAATAACGTCATCGTTCCGGCCTGGCTTTTGTGCATCGGCTGGTGGATGGTAGCGGTTCGACTTGTCTTGCGCATCCTGATTGCATTTTTTGACACTGGGGAGACGGGCAAGCCGTGACGGACGTGGAGCGCAACGATTTGCGCGAAGCCGCACTGCAAATGCGCATAAAGTCGATGTACCAAGAGGCGCTTGACATCGCCACGGAGCGCCTGAAAGACTTCTTGCAAAAAAAGCAACAAGTGGATGAAGGCAAGATAAAGCCGCCCGCATACTACGACACGCCGGAAAAGGTGGAACGGTGGAAAGCGGGTTTTGTCCGCGAACTTATCCGCCAATACCGAGTGGAAGAAGTCATCATGGAGGAAATCTGCAAGGCAGGGAACCGGGCAACCGACGACATCCGGAACACGATGGGCGACGTGTACGCCGACAGCTTAGGCGAGGCGCAAACCGTCATCGAGGCGCAAGCAGACCGCGCAGGTGTCAAGGTGTCGTTTGCACAGCAAAACAAGCGCGAAATCAAAGCGATTTTCGCTGCGAACGAAACAGCATTCACGAAGCTGGCGTACAAGAATTTAGGACAGAACACCGAGATTCGCCACAAGTTGCAAAACGCGCTGGCGCTTTCGTCCACGCTGGGCGAGGACAAGACAAAACTCACACACCGCATCCAAGATATCACAGGGCAAAGCGAGTGGCAAGCGCGGAGAGTGGCGCAGACGGAACGGACACGTTCGCAAAACCAAGCTTCCTATGCCGCGTCACAGGAAGCCGCAGACCAAGGCGTGCCGATATACAATCGGTGGCGGTGTCGTTTCCGCAATAGCCGCGAACCGCACATGGCGCGGCATGGGCAAGTTGCAAAGCAAGGCGAATGCTTTCCGAACAGTAACATGCGTTTTCCGGGCGACCCGAACGGCAGTGCTGCGGAAACCATCAATTGTCATTGCGGCATCCGCCCGATTGTGTTGCTTTCGACCGAGTACATGGGCGAAGACGGCAAAATCCACAAAAAGGAGTAGCGTATGCCGGGAATGAAAGACAATACTGCTCAAATTCAGCAGCAACTTGATAGGGCTATGAAAATCGCATTGCTGGCAATTCGAACTGACGCTGTTGGCATGGTGCGCGACACGATGGACTACGCATATCCCAAACCTATATACTACAATGGAGACTTGTGGCTCGATATTAGCGCGGAAATCAACAGCGAGGGGAACGGAATTGTCGTTGGAACAAATATGGAATATGCGCCATATGTGCATGATGGACACGCCGGACACGCCGTATTTTTCCCGAACATTGGAGACAAAGGCGAGTTTCGCGTTATGCCGGGAGGCTACACGCCGGGACGACCATTTTTAACCGACACATTTAAAAACAGCGAAAATGCACAACGTCTCGTTGACATCGTAGCCGACCAAATCAAACAGAATATGGACTAATTACAGCAATATCAGCGCATGGCAAAGCACAGCCGTGCGCTGTTTGCATATACGCGGAAAAGCAAAGCACCGCATTTCCGCAAACAATCAAAGGCGCAAAGCACCGCGCCCCGAAGCAAAGGAGATTGAATCATGAACATCCTCACCCGAAAAAACCTGAAAGCCCTGAATGTGCCTGATGAAGCGATTGACGCGATTGTGGAAGCCCACAGCGATGCAATCAACGACATCAAGGCGGAGCGTGACAAGTACGCGGAACAGGCGCAGCAGATTGCAGCGCTGACAACGGAGCGCGACACGCTCAAGCAGCAGCTTGCCGACGCGAAGAAGAGCGGCGGCGACGCGCAGAAGATCCAGGAGGCGTTCGACGCCTACAAGCAGCAGGTGGAAACGGAAAAGAAAACCGCGACGCTGACAACCGCCGCGAGAAAGCTGTTGACCAGCAAGGGGATGCAGGAGAAACTTGCAGACCTCGTGATGGCAAAGCGCGGACTGGATGGCATCGAACTCGACGACAAGGGCGCAATCAAGGATGGCGACAAGCTGATTGACGCGCTCAAGGGCGAGTACGGTGACCTTTTCTCCACGCAGCAGCAGCAGGGTACACCTACCACAACCCCGCCGAGCGGCGGCAATGCCACGCACGGCAGCGGACGCGCCGCAGCACTGGCGGCGAAGTACGCGCAAGATATGTATGGCGCAGTTGCGCCGGAAGGAGCAAATAAATGAGCTTTACCAGCAAGGCGACCGGGACTGTTTACCAGCCCGGTTATTTCCTCGAAAACGCGGAGGACGCAATCCGCGAAACCAAGCAGATTAAGCAGTCTGGCGCTACCACCGCCGAAAACGGCGCGAAGTACGTCAAGATGGGAACTGTTTACCCCGCGAACGACGGCACTGCCGTCGGCATCGTGTACGAGGACGTGGACGTTACCAGCGGCGACATGCCCGGCAGCGTCGTGACGCGCGGCACGGTTTACGAGAGCCGTCTGCCCGCCGAAATCAACAGCACCGCCAAGAGCGCGCTGACGGCAAAGGGCTTCTACTTCATCGCCGCCGAAGCCGCGACGGTGCGTCCGTACTGACGAAAGGAGAATACCATGCAGATTCCGTCTTTTGAGAACAATATTTTCGGCCTTATCCCCAAGGAGGAGTGGCTGGACGTTGGCTTCAACGTCAGCCGCCCGAACGACCCGGTGGACGCGCTGTTTCCCGATGAATACAGTGAAAATCTCGTGGCTAAGTGGCAGGAGATTGCCAACCAGTACCAGCTTCCCGTGATGGCGGACTTCCACAGCTTTGACAGCCGGACGAACATCGCCACCCGCATCCCCGTCGATACCCACAGCATCGAAAAGGGACTGATTAAAGTAAAGATTAACCAGTCCGAGCGTATGCGTGCGCTGCTGCGTTCCGGCGTGCAGAATGATGCTATGTATGATTACGTTATCCGTGACGGCATCACGCTTGCCGACCGAGTTGTGACGCGCACCAAGGTTGCGAAGAACGAGGTTCTGGCGACTGGCAAGATGACCATCAAGGAAAATAACCTCGACCTGACCATCGACTATGGCGTGAAGCCGGAGCAGACGGAGTTCACGTTCGATTTCAGCGAGGACGCGGACATTCCTGCACAGATTCAGTTTGTCGTTGATACCGCGCTGGATGATGGCACGACGCTGGACACCATCGTAACGAGCCGCAAAGTGCGGAATCAGATGCGTGCAAACCGTGCAATCCAGAAGCGCATCAACGGCACGTTGAGCGAGGGCGCATATGTAAGTAACGCCGCGCTGGATACGTTCCTTTCCACGGAATACGGCATCAACCGCGTTATTACTAACGATTTGCAGTACACCATTGATGGCGGCATCGGCGCGGACGGGCGACCGATTCGAACCACGAAGCGCTATTTCCCGCAAAACAAGATGACGTTCCTCGGCACGGGCAGCGCCATGACGCGCATCGGCGCGGGCTTGTGGGGACAAACCCCGGAAGAGACGGTAAATACCGCAAACACCGGGCTTAACGTCAATCAGTCCGGGCAGCACCGCTATGTGATGGTGTCGCAGTGGGTGGAAAACGACCCCGTTGTGCTGTGGACGCGGGCATCCGGATTGTTCATGCCGGTTATCTTCAATCCGCAGAGCATCTGGATTGCCACCATCACGGACGCGGCGACGGGACAGTTGACGGTTTCTTCCGCCGCTGGCACTGGCAAGGGCAACACGCAGCTGACTGTCAGCCCCGCGAAAGAATCCAGCTCCAACCTGTACAAGGTGAAGGCTGGCACGACCGCGCCGACTGCGACCTATGGGCAGAATGTCCGCACTTGGAGTAACTGGGACGGCACGTCTGACCTTGCAATTGCGACCGGGCAGAAGGTGACGGTTGCGGAATGCACCAGCGACTACCGCGTGATTCGCTCCGGCAGCGCGACGGTGACGGCAGCGACCTAATGGAGGTGGGAACATGGCTGTGACGCTGGAAATGGCAATGCGCGAGTGTAACAACTTTTTTGAGCGCTGCAAGTACGCAGGAGAGATTCGCATCGCGGGCGGGAAAATCGTTCCTGATGTAGGCTCGCCCTATGTGTACATCAGCGGCAGCGCGCGGAACGACGGCGTTCACAGCCTTGTTTCTGGCGCAATGGAGGACGCGGACGGGGAGGAAACTTTCGACGGCACATTGTGGTTTCTTTACCCGCCGCGCCCGTTCATCGAGATTGCAAAAGAATGCGCGGAGTACGAGACGAAAAACCCGACGGGGGCTTATACCTCGGAATCGTTCGGGCATTACAGCTATTCGCGCGCAACTGGCAGCAATGGCGTTGTAACGTGGCAAGCGGCATTCGCGGACAAGCTGCGACCGTACCGCCATATGTACACGGAGGTGGGCTGATGGCGTGGACGGACTTTTTGGATGATGCTTGCATCGTCGACAAGCGCACGGAATCCGACGGCATGGGCGGCATCGTTGTCACATGGACAGACGGCGCGCCGTTTCGTGCCGGATTCATCCGCAACAGCAGCACGGAAGCCCGGATTGCATACCAGAACGGCATCCGCGAACTTTTCACCATCGTCTTTTCTGATATGCTGGAACTGCTGCCGAACGACCGCGTGAAACGGATTTCCGACGGCAAAGTCTTCCGCATTACGTCGGACGCGCGGGACATGACAACGCCGGAGCAGAGCGATATGCACTTTCGCGAGGCGGACGCGGAGGTGGTGACGGCGTGATTGACTTGCAGCGGAAACTATACAAGTTTTGGAACAGTTTCACCTACGAGGGCAAGCCCATCCCGGCATACATCGAGGACGCAGTACCGGAGGAGGCGTCATTTCCCTATTTCGCGTTTCAAGTGCAAGAGGGGGACGCCTTCGGAAAGTCTACAATGATTTGCACGCTGTGCTGTCAGGCGGAAAACGGAAGCAACGTAAACTTGCAGCGCGCAGCAATCCTCGACGAGGTTCGCCGCGCTATTCCGCCGGAGGGAACGGCAATCTATTGCGACGATGGCTTTATCACGCTATACCGCAACAATAGCAACTTTTTCCGCCTTGAAGTAGACACGACGCTCAAAAGCGTCTGCTATGGGCGGATTTACTACGAAATCGTGACTTACTACACCTAATAGGAGGTAACAAAATGACGACTGGGCTTCGGGCAAGCACATTTGAGAACTTGCAGCTCAATGCCGGCATGTTTCTTGCAAACTTTGACTATTCCACCGCCACGGACGCGGCGACGCTGGGCGCGCTGCTGAAAACGGAGCGCGAAAAGACAAGCGGCTCTGCGCTGATTGGCGCAACGCGCGGCGGCGGCACGTTCGTCTGCACGCCCAACACGCGCAGCATCGAGGCGGACGGCAAGCGAGAGGAATGGAAAGGCAGCAGCGTCAACGATGGCTGGACTATCAAGCTGACGACTACCCTGCTGGAAATCAATGCTACCAACCTTAAGCGTTCTTTCGGCACTGCCGACGTGACGGACGTGGAGAAGAAGCACACCATCAAGATTCGCACCGACATTAAGGACGCAGACTATATTGAGAGCCTCGTCTGGGTTGGCGACACCTCGAAGGGCTATGTGCTGATTGCCATCAAAAACGCGCTGAACACGGCGGGCGCAACGCTGACGTGGACGGACAAGGGCGAGGGTACTATTCCTGTTGAGTTTACCGCGCATCAGGATGGGCTTGAAACCGACGGATATGCACCTTGCGAGGTCATCTTCTTCGATCCCGCCGCCTAACAACACGCGGCAGGGTTCGCGCCCTGCCGCACTTTCGTAAATTTTTGAGGAGGAAAACGCATGAATACCGCAACCGCATTTGAGCAGATGGCGAACGCCATTCCGTACATCGACAAACTGGTAAATAGCAAGGAAATGAAAGCCTTTGTGGAAGAAAAGAGCAAGGGCGATGTTGTCGGGCGCGACATCCTGATGAAGATGCTGCCGATTCTGTACGTCAAGCATCCCAAGGAAACGATGGGCATTCTCGGCGCAATGCACAGCAAGACGGCGGAGGAAGTCGCAGAAATGGACTTCACCGAAACCGCCGCCATGATGGACAAGGACACACTCGATTCGCTGTTTGCTTTTTTCGCCTTTGCGCTTCGTCTGGGGTGCATCATGTAATCCCTGTACTGTATAAATACCGCCCGCAAAACGTTCACGCGCTGGGGGTGCTTCTGGCGCACGAAACGCAGGAGGAAGCAAAACGTTGCTACATGGCTAATATGGCGTGGATGACGGTGCTTGCAATTTCGTCGTTCGGCGGCGCGAATCTGGAAATCCCGTCATATAGCGACGTTTTCGGCGAAGAGAAGCATGAAACAAAGCAAAAAACAGCAGAGGAAATCTGCGACGATATTATAAACGGACTAATGGCGAGGGGAGGTGCAGAAGATGGCGGAAGCATTTGAGTTGTACGCAAGTTTTAAGATTGATACAAGCGGATACACGCAAGAGCTGAATAAGATCCGGCAGGAAATGCAGCAGTTCCAGCAAGAGCTAAACAGCTTTGCTGTGCATCCGACGTTTGACGGTGGACGTTTCCAAATGGAATTGCAGCAAGCACAGCAGCAGTCCACGCAAGCGGCGGAGGAAATCCAGCGTTTGCAGCAGCAAATCCAGTCTTTGCAGCAAGCCGCAGACGGCGGTTCTGGCGATTCGGGCGGCGGTGTGCTGAGCGGATTTTTGAGCCGCCTTGATGTGATTGGTGATATTGCAAGCGGGCAGTTCCTTGCCAATATGGCAGTGAATGGCATCAATAGCATTATCGACGGCGTCACGGGTTCAATTAGCGAATCAATCGGACTTGCGTCTGACCTTGTGGAGACGCAGAACGTTGTTGATGTGACGTTTGAAGATTCCGCGTCCACCATTAACAAGTGGGCGCAGGAGGCGCTGAACGCCTACGGCATCACGGAAACCAAGGCGAAACAGTATTCGTCCACGCTGGGCGCTATGCTTAAGTCCATGGGCATAGCGGATGACCAAGTTATCCAAATGTCTATGGATATGGCGGGGCTGGCGGCGGATATGGCGTCTTTCTACAATCTCGACCATGACACGGCATTTGAGAAAATTCGCTCCGGCATTTCCGGGGAAACAGAACCGTTGAAGGCGCTCGGCATCAATATGTCCGTTGCGAACCTGAACGCCTTCGCCCTCGAAAAGGGCATGAATAAGGCGTTTGACAAGATGTCGCAGGCGGAACAAGCAACGCTGCGCTATCAGTATCTGCTTGAAGCCACGAAGGACGCGCAGGGCGACTTCGCGCGAACCGGGGACAGCTTCTCAAACGAGATGCGCAAGCTGCAAACGAACCTCGACCGCATTAAGACGGAGTTCGGCAAGGGGCTGCTGGGCGTTGTAACGCCCGCGATTTCGCTGCTCAATAATGTGCTGTCGGATAAGTCATACCAGTACACGACAGCCGAAAAAATCATGCAAGAGCGTGACGAATCAATATACGACGCAAAGGCTACCTATGCGCAGTCGCTCACAATCGTCAATTCCATGCGCAACATGGAGCAGGAGAGCGGCGAAGCTGTAAAGGCAACGAAAGCGTGGCAGGAAGCCCTCGAAAACCTCAAAAACGTCATGCCGGGACTTTCGCAATACGTTGATTTAACCTCTGACGCCATTATGGGCAACGCAGAAAGAATTAAACAGTATGTGGATACCGTGAATGGCGTGTCGCTGTATGGTGCACATGATACCGCCGTTACCGATGCACAAGCAGCAGTTGATGAAACGGAAAAACAGCTCGAATCCCTATATGCACGCAGAGATTATCTAAACTCGCTAATTTCGGGGTCTAATGCCGAAGAAGTAAAAGCCGCATATCATGATGTGGTAGAAAGTGCATATCAGTCCTTTGTCCGCACAATGGCTGGAACAAATGCCAACTATACGTTTGCCAACACATTTGACGAATTTTTTGCATCGCAATATGATGAAGTCGACAGGGCGATTCGCGGGGTTGGAGATTCTTCCATAAATCTCTTCGATTTCGGAGACATGCAAGCTACGGCGTGGAGCAAGCTCACAGAAGCAATGAGCTTGCAAACATTCGATATCAGCGCCGCCGCCGGAGAATTGGAAGAGGTTAATAGGCAAATCGAAGAAAATAGCGATAAACTGAGCGAGAATCAGACCGTGCTTTCAAGGGCAACAGCGGAAAGGGAGGCGTACAAACGTGCACACCCGGAAGCCGAAGAACAGGTAAAATTCAACGAAGCCATCGAGGACGAGAAGAAAGCCCTCGAAGACCTTAAAACCACGGTGAAAGACGTTTACACCTACCAGGAAGATGCGCTGAAGAAGATGCAGAAATCTTACAAGGGCGTTGCGTCTGGATTTGGCTTCATGGTAAAGCACACGCGGGATGAAATGCAAGAACTGCTGAACACAACTTATAGCGAAGAAAACGTTATGGGTTGGTGGGAACAGAACGCAAACGTCCTTGAAGAGTATAACGCCCAGCTTCGCGAAGCAAGAGACGCAGGGCTGGACACTGGCATCATTGAAGGGCTTTTAACCTATTCAACAGAAAATGAGGCTACGCTGGCTCGCTATCTCGACTTGGCGCGAAATAATCCAGATGCGATTGCTGCGCTAAATGCGAAATATGCACGAGTAAGAGCAGCCGAAAATGATAGCGCGGCATTCGCAACAGAAATTACTCTTGCGAATGATGAAACCTATCAGTCAATGCTTTCAACCATGGAGAAGGCGCTCGAAGCGTTTGAGCAAAAGGACGCAATCGCGGCATACATGGCGGAAAATAACAGCGCGGTTTTGGCTGGCATCAACACAATGCGCAAGACGCTGGAAGCAGAAATTCCGGGCATCAATGCGCTTCTCGAACAGTTGGGGTTAAAGCAAATTGATTACGAACTGAAAGATAAGCCGTGGATATCCGATTACTTCGTTCGCGGAGATGCTGACCAGCGAGAAGAAGATATTGCGCACGAAAAAACAGCCCCGACGCTAAAAGAGCAAGCGCAAGCACGCCGCGCCCGCGAACAGGCGAGAGCGCGAAGCGGCTATGCGGACATGATTGAAGATGGGCTAATGCCCGACGACATCAAAGCCCGCGCGCAGCGGTGGAATCGGCTCGTTGAGATGAAGACGCAGGAGATGAACGACATCGTTGATATTTTGGAACAGCGCATGGAGGAAAACCAGCGTCAGCGTGAAGCCGCAGAAGCGGAGCAGTGGAATAATCGAGCAACAAAAGACATGCCGCCACTGTATATGATGGACACGATTATTGCCAACGAAGCGCACCCTAAATTTGTGCCGAATACATACATCGGCGCACCTTCGAGCGAACAGCAAGAAAAAACAACGGGCGGCAATATTTTCTCCGCCATCGAAAGCGCCATTGACGCAGCAAAAGAAATCGAAAGTAGAACGATACAGGAAGGATTTGTAACGCAGTCTATTTTCAACACGCTTGGAGAAATGATGGAGAACTACAAGGAAAGCCTGAAAAACAACAGCGCACCAAACATCTTCAGCAATGGCGACGGCGTTCTTTTCGTTCAGGTCACGAACCCGGACGAAATTGCGAACGCGGTTTCCGGGCTTCCGCCAACAACCATCAATAACACATTCAGCGTGGATGGCAAAACCGTCGCAACGGCGGTTGCACCTATCGTCAACAAAACAATCGGCAGGGGCATCCGTGGAAATCTGATGGAGGTGGCGCGATAAATGGTAACGCGATACCGCGCGTGGATGGGGGAAGAAGCGCTGGAAGACCTCGACCCGTCCATCATCATCATCGACATTTCGGAGGACGCGCCGAAGGAAGCAGTGACAACCGAAGCACGCCCGGGCGGGGGGATGTACCTCACCGGGCAGCTTCGGCAGTCCATCACGGTAACAATTGCCGTTGAGATTCACGAAGCAAACACCATCCACAGGCAGCTTATCCTCGGTAAAATCATGCGCTGGGGCAGCGGTGGACAGTACCTGCACACGTCATACCGCCCGGAACAGCGGTTATACATCGACAGCATCGAGGCAGCGAGTGTTTCCGCGCTCAAGTGGACGGACACGCTGGCAATCAAGATGACGGCATATCAGCGTCCGTGGTGGGAGGAAGCAACTGTTTCCAAAATGGAAACAGTTGAAGCAAGTAAAAGTGGCATCCTGACGGTTTACAATCGCGGGGACGTGGCGTGTCCGCTTGAAGCGGTTTTTGTGGCAATCGACCCGCTGACAAACGTTGCAATCAGTTGCGGAAGCGAAAAAATCTCGCTGACGAATATCAGCGTAAAGACGGGCGAGGAAATCCGCATAGAACACGACGATAACGGCATCCAGCAAATCACGGCGGCAGGACAATCCGCAATGGGCAACCGAAACGGACAATCTGCCGACGAAATCACGCTAAAGCCCGGAATTAACAAAGTGTCGTTCAGCGGCGACGGGCTTTTGTCGCTGACGGTCACTGCGAGGGGGCGAAAATATTAACTACAAAGCATATGGCACACCGCAGGAAGTAACCTTAACGTCAAAATGGAAATGTATCGAAACAGCAACCGGATGGTATTACGACTATGGTCCGACAATCGATAGGCGCAATATTACGTTTCCAGTCGTTCTCCCTGCTGACGCGGTGATTACTTCGGCAAGAGTACACGCGGATTTCCGCCGTGACCTCTTCGGGAATCAGCAGAAACAAGACGTGAATGATGTGCACGTTGACGAAGCGGGTTTTGCGACGGTAACGCTTCCAGATGGCGCGCTTACAACTTCTTTTGTCGCCACGCTATCATTTCAAGCGTGGGGAACGATATACACCGACACCAGACCGCGTTCCATCTCCCCGGACGTCCGCGACATCTACCTCACAATCGACTATGTTTCCGGCATCATCCCCGACCCGGATGCAAGCAAAGCATACACAAACAACGTCCGTTTGCCGCGTCTGCTGGACAAAAATCTGCGAGAAATCAAGCGCTTGCGCCCCTCTTCGCTGTCTTTGTCGCTGACAATCGACGACATCTCCACCGCGAGTATGACGCTTGTGGATGGCACATGGATAGACGCAACGCAGTTTGTGGAGCTATACCACATCGGCGGCAGCGTCGGCATCTTCCGCTTGCGCTCGGACACGCAGACATACAGAAATTACGCAACACAGGAAGTCAACCTCGACCACGCTATTTCCACGCTGATGGACGGACTTCTCCCGGAGCAGCTAAAAATCGGCAGCGCATCCGTTGACGCGGTTGACGTTCTGGCGCAGCTTCTCACCTACCAGCCGGAAACACGGTGGCAGATGGGGACGTGCGAGCTATCGCAGCATCTCACATACGATTTCGACGCAGGAACGAACATCTGGACAGCAATCAACAACGTCAAGAACTTGTCGCCCGCTGAAATGATGTGGCAGTACGACTTTTCCACCCATCCGTGGACGCTCAACCTCGTTAATATGCCAAATACCGTCTCCTGCGAAGCGCGTTTTAACGGCGCGCTAACCAGCGCAACGGTCAGCACCGACCGCGACGACCTTGTGACCCGTATGTACGCATACGGCAAAAACGGCATCACCGTTGGCACGGTAAACGATGGCAAGGACTACATCGACGCGGACACCATCGAAGAGTGGGGCATCGTGTGCGGCAAATACTCGGATAACAGCATCACGGACAAAGAGACGCTGTTGGAAAACGCAAAGAAGGAACTGGCGAAAAAGAAAACCCCGCCAATTTCCATTGACGTTTCCCTTGTGGAACTTTCCGCCATAACAGGCTTGCCCTACGACCATTTCCGTCTGGGGAGCATCTGCCGGGTTGCAATGCCTAAATTCGGGCGTTGCTATGATGAGCGCATTCTCACGCTCAACGCGGACAATGTGCTGCTTGAGCCGCAAAAGGTACAAGTAACCATGTCAACGGAGGGAAAGAGCGTCAGCGGCATCATCGAGGCGCTGGGCGGCAAGAGTGGACTTATTTCCGCCGGAACGGAATAAGGAGGACGCATGAATGAGTTAAATTATACTTGCAACTTGTCTGCTGGGTTGCGGATGACACCGCTTAAAGCGGCGCTCGTGCAAGGCGAAGCAAACGCCCACACGCTGAAAATCGCGTTTGAGAAGGACGGCGCACCGTACAGCATGGATTCGGGCGCAACGATTGTCGGCAGCTTTATCAGGCTGGATAGCGTTGCAAGCACAGACGATAACCCGACGATTCTGCTTCAAGGCGCGGTTAGCGACGGCGTGGGATCCGTGACGCTTTCCGCTGCTTGTTACGCGGTTGTTGGGCGTTTCCGCCTGATGGTCACGGCGACGGTTGGCGAGGACACGACGGCTGTCTTGTGGCTTGAGGGGCGCGTCGCGGCAGGGGCAACAGGGACAGTGTACGACCCGGATAACGTCATCCCCGACATTACGACGGTGCTTGCAAAGGTTGAAGACTGCAAAAACGCAGCGGCGAGCGCGAATGCAGCGGCAGAAAGTGCAACATCCGCAGCACAGCAGTTTTTGGGGAAGTATATCACGGATGAGGAAAAATTGTTACTGCTGGAACTGCTGCAAATGGCGGCATATCGCTCAAACACTGCCGCACAAAACTACAGCAAGCTATACGCAGCGTGGAAGGACGATATATCAGCGCTTGAAGAGCAGCGCCCGCAAATCATCAGTGTTGAAGCGGACAAAACGACAATCGCCGTCGGCGAGAGCGTGACGTTCACGGTGGCGCAGAAGAACGCGGCATCAATCCGCTTCCTTGTGGACGGCACAGTAAACGAGCGCATTTACGACGTGCAGCAGGAAACGATAACGTTCACAAAGCAGTTTCAATCTACCGGGAGCGGAACGCGGGTTGTTGCATTTCAGGCGGTTGACGCGAGCAGCAACATCGGACTGGAATCGGATAGTATCATCATCACAATTAAGGAGGCGGCACAAAATGGCGTGGAATCTAATCCGCAGGAATAACGGCGAGACTATCCACACGGACTATGTTGAGTGGATGTTGGATAACGCCGCCGACATCTCCAATGGCACAGAGCCGGGGAAGTCTGGAAGCATCGGCAGTCTGGCGTACACCGCCGGATTTGGGTCGATGTGGCAGAAGGACGCGCAGGGCGCGTGGGTGAAGCTGGGAGGTGGCAACTAATGGTTGACGCAAGCACAATTGGTGTGATTCAGGCGCTTTATGGCACTGGCGTGAATGGCGGTATTCCCACGGCGCTTGTGACGGACAAGACGCTGACGCTGGAAAACCGCGCGGCGGACGCGAAAGCTGCTGGCGACGCTATCCGCGCGGTTACGAATACCGCTAACACGCTTTCCGCGCGCGCGAACGTTTTGTCTGGCAGCGTGTCCGGCGCGTCGATTACTGCGACGGATTCTTTCGCCGCGCCTTTTGTCGGACTGCGTGTCTGCGGCAAAAGCACGCAGGACGGTACGCCGACCCCGACTGCGCCCGTGCCGATTGTCAGCGCGGGTGACGGCGGAACGGTAGTGGTCACGGTGTCGGACGGCGCGAACGAATCGCAGACGCTGACGCTGCAAACGCCGAACGCGCTTCCGGGCATCCCGGTCACATCCGGCGGCAACTACACGGATGAAAACGGGCAGCAGTGGGTCTGCGATGAGGTGGATTTGGCGCGCGGGGTGCGCGTGCAGCGCATCACCAAAATCAAGGTGACGTCTTCGCTCAATTGGCAGACGTCTGGACAAAAGGTTGATAGATACTTTGCTTGGTTCGCTGGCACTTCTGCGACAAATGTTCTTTGTACGCACTTTTCCACCACCATAGGTTCGGAAGTTGTCGGCGGCGCTATCGCAAACCAAAACAACCTCATCGGCTTTGCCTATGCGCCAAAAGGCACATCAACACTTGATGAGTTCAAAGCATTCCTCGACGCGAAAGAGGTGTATGTTTGGACATCGCTCGCGACACCCGTCGAAACCGCTCTTTCCGCCTCTGAAATCAGCGCGTACAAGGCGCTGACCACCTACTCCCCGACGACTACCATCAGCGTTACTGATGGCGCTGGCGCAGAAATGAAGTACCAGCGCGACGTGAATATCGTAATCAAAAATCTCGAGGATGCGATTGCATCCATGACGCAAAATTAAGGAGGCATCTTTATGGCTATTAGTAGTAAGGCACGGCATGATTTGACGCTGCGCGCAATTAAGCGCGAGATTTCCGCGGGGCGCGATGTGGCGTTTTGGCTCGACAAGGCGTACACACACCTCGACAACGGACTGTTTGTCGAGGACGACATCGCGGAGATTGAGACGTTGGCGCAGGCGTACTATGATTCGCTGGACGCAGCGGAAAATGGTAGAGAAAACACAATCTAAGTTGCAATTAAGTTGCAATCTTGCTGCTCAGCGTTGCGCAAATGCCGATTTTTCGGCATTTTTAAGTTGCACGCAAGTTGCAATTGGTAGCAAGTTAGTTGCAAGTTAGTACCAAGTTAGTACCAAGTTTGAGGAGGTGTCATCATGTCCAAAATCGCAGTATCCGCCATTCTGGGCGACTTCCAGCGGATGCTTGCCGAGCACTGGACGTATACGGAAGGCGCGGCGCAGAAAGGCAATGTGGACTGTTCCGGCGCGTTCGTGTACGCCTTCCGGCAACACGGGCTCTACATTTATCACGGCAGCAACCGCATTGCTCGAACAGAAGTTGTCGAACTGCTACCCATCAGTGCAGCAGAACCGGGCATGGCGGCGTTTAAGACGCGCGAACCGTCTGATAGCCGCTACGCCCTGCCGAGCGGGTACAAGTTCGGCGGAAAGTACTACAACGGCGATTTGCGCGACTTTTATCACATCGGGCTGGTCGGCGAAGACGGGAACGTCCTCAATGCACAGTCCAGCGCAACTGGTTTTGTGTCGTCGCCCATTAAAACGTGGTCGTGCGTTGCGAGATTAAAAAAAATTGATTACGGAGATGATGAGAAAATGCCGGAAAACACGGAAGTTCTGTATGCTGGCACGGTATTTGCCGACAGCGGCAGCACGGTGAACTTGCGGAAAAGCGCAAGCAAGTCAAGCGCGCCAATTGAGCGTGTGAAAATCGGTGCGACTGTAAATGTACTGGAAGACGCGGGGGAATGGCTCAAAGTCGAGACGGAGACGCATCAGGGGTATATGATGGCGCGTTTCGTTCGACGCGAGGACACGTGCAGCACAAGCGGAATTGAAGCCCGATTATCTTCGCTGGAAGCCCGTGTCGCCGCGTTGGAAGGCGGTGTAGGCTGACATGGAAAGCCTCACCGCTGATAAACTGATTCTGGCGCTGGGCGTGATCCTCGTCCTGCTGGGAGCATACAACACATTTTACACCGCGCGGAAAAATGCGCGGGATGAACGCAAGAGACAGGAGCAGCCAACAAACGCGCTGGCATCCAGCGTCGCTGACATCAATCGCAAGCTGGATACGGACAAGCGCCGCCTTGATGGGCACGATGAGCGCATCGGCGGCTTGCGTGACGGACTGATGGTAACGTGCGCCGGAGTACAGGCACTTTTGGAGCATGAGTTACACAACGGCAACGCCGACGAAATGACGGCGGCAAGCAGGGAAATTGATAATTGGTTGAGGGGCAACGCCCTAAAGGGAGGAAATGCAAAATGAGCGAAAATTTGAAGCGCAAGCTGACAAGCCGCAAGTTCTGGGCGGCAGTTGTATCCTTTGTGACCATGCTGACTATGGCATTCGGCGTGGCGGATGAAACCGCAACACAGGTCGGCAGCATCATCATGGCGGGTGCTACGGTCATCGCCTACATCATCGGCGAGGGCATGACGGACGCGGCGGCAGTCGCGGAGGGAAAGGATAAACCGAAGGAGTAACACATGAGCCGCGAAGTCGTATGGACAAAAGCGGTTGTTGATGCTTTTGTGGATGAAGCCTGTTTGTCCGATGAAGAAGAACTGATTATCAGGTCGCGGGCGAAAGGCTGGACACGCACAAAGCAATCAATGCAGTACAATATGAGCATTCGCAAGATTGACTATATTATACATACGCTAAAAAACAAGTACGACGAGGCGCAGAAATACTCCGAGATTTTACCCAAAAGGAATATAAAGAAAGCCGGGACGTAATGTCCCGGTATTTTTTGTTGCGCACTATTCTTGAGCCTGACGCTTGCACTCAACGTCAAGTTCTGGATATACCCCTGCGATTTTCGCAAGGGTTTCGCTTTTTAGGCGATGGTACAGCTCTTCCTTGCCGACAAGCCCGAACAGGTCAAGCAATTTGTCGTCATATTCACAGAGGTCATGGCGGATGAAATTAACCATCCAGCGTTCAAGCGTCTCGGTGTTCGGGAGCAATATATCCACATTGCCATGCTCCAAATACCATTCTTGCTTTGCGTTCAGCGTCGCCTCTTCCAGAACGGGCATATCCCAGCGCGTAACGTGGATGGAAGCAATGAGGTTATCGGCAATGGCTGCGGCGTTCTTGCGTTTCGTTTCGACGGCTTTTGCGGATGCCGCTTTCCGTGCGGCTGCTTTTGCCGCCATCGTCTGGAACTCCTGCGTCCCCATGACGGAACGCACATCATCCTCGCGCCACAGTTTCATGGGCGCGGAGGACGCATAATGCGGATTCCGTTTTAGGACGGGCGGCGGCAGCAGCTTGCCTATCATGGACTTTGTGAATCCCATGGACAGAACTGCCGATTGCGAAATAAGCTGTTCCTTTTGCTTTTCCGGCATGGTGTTCTCCTTGTATTAACTTTATTGCAGGATGCTATTTTTTGTTTATTTTTAATACCTCGTCTATTGCCGCACGACTTTCGTCAGAAACCTTCTTCCCATTTTCGTAATTTCGTATTGTTCTTTCGGATAAATGCACGATTTCCGATAGCCGTGCAACGGTAAAGCCCGCTGCAATTCGCGCCTTGCTTGCTTCTGTTTTCTCTTTTCGATACTTTCTCGGCTTTTCAAGCGAACCGTGTTGCTTCTTTGCTGGCAGATTAGAGGCTTTAAGCGCCTTTGCATCCGCGCAAGCATCGGAACAATATACTCTGTGCGCTTTATTGGGCGTAAATATCTTCCCGCAAGTTGGGCATAAACGAACGCGTATTTCCGCCATCTTCTTTTGCGTCTCACCACGCGATTCTTTCCGCCTCTGATTTGTCTTCTCCGCGTTTTTTTTATAGTAATCCAGCGCGCGCTTGCGCGTTTGCTCCGCCGCACAATCTGGACACATTACTTGCTTTCCACTGTTTATAATATACGGTTTCCCGCAAATCTCGCAGTAGGCAGTTCCGCCGATTACACGACTTTTCCCATTTTTCTTTCGTTCTTCATACTCTTTTTTCCTTTTTTTCTTCGCCGCCACGTTGCAAGTCGGACAACGCTTTGAGCGCGGATAACCCATGTATTTTGCGCCGCAATCCTCGCAGACCTTCTCCTTTATTGTTTCGTGTATACTAACATGTCCTTTTCCTAATAAGGCATTTGCTTCTTTCGACTCTCTCTTTTTCATCTCAACAGCACATTTCGGGCAGCAGAAGTACTCCTGCTGCCCGGATAATGGTTTCCCACAGGTTTCGCAAAGTCTCATTCTTTAAGCCCCCACATCTCCAGCGTATCGTCGATATACTCAATGTCGCTTTCGTTGCATTCCTTCCAAGGGGTTCTGGGGTCGCCGATAATCGCTTCGATTTTAGCGATTGTCTCTTCTGCCCATTTGCTACCATCTTCTTCAAGGTCATTCAGCGCGACAGGATTCCCCTCCGTCGTGAGAATCCACTCACCATAGACGGGTTCGACACCTACATACAGCGTGTAGGTGAGACCTTCTTCAGATCCACAGACCTCGTTGATTTCGGTGTTCTCGTTAACAATAACCTTCTTCATAATGCTTACCTCTTTCTGTCCGGGGCTTTTATTTTGCACCGCCCCTTGACACTATTATTATATCACAAGATATATACTTTGTCAATACCTTTTTTGAGGTTTTCCGCAAGTTTTTTTGCAACTTTCCCTCTTATTCCTTCCGCACTCTTTCCGCCAGCCACTCCGAGATGGCAAGCCGAATGACAGCCGAATCGTTCAGGCTTAACTTTTTTGCTACGTCCTTAATCTGCGCATTCTGCTCTTTCGTCAGAATGATGCACTTTGCAACCTTGTTACCGTTTTCGCTAATCATCTTCTTGTTACTCCTCCTTTCTGGGGCTGCCGTAAATCGGCTTACACCAATTGCCCATGCTTCCGACTACCACCTGCGGCAAGTAACCGCCTGTGGTGCGGTCGTAGTGCATCAGCGTCAGCTCAATGCCGCGATACACGCAGCCACGGATAACCGCCGCCACGCAAGCGGTCAGTCCCGTGACGTAGACGACCAGCGGGTGATTGCCCGTTGTCACCTCGATGTCCGCGTACTCGTTGTCGTTGAATCGAGTACCATAATTGGACAAATGTGTCCCCACACGATTGTCAAGGAACGCGTCGACCGTCCGCGACATAGCGCGGAAGTCCGTGGGGTCTACCTCCATTTGGAAGATAAACTCGTCCACGGGCATGTCGTGCCGCCCAGCACACAGACCGACGACGACGGCATTGGAAGGAATTTGAAAAGTAAAGTCCATAATATTTCCTCTCGCTTTCTGCCCTCGTAACCTCCGGGGCGGGTGCATGGTTATTCTTCGTCCGGGGTCCTTTTTGTACACTATGTATTATAGCACAAGCATTCTGCCGGGCGTGCGCCCGGAGCATCAAAGCTCTGCAAGCCAGCGGGTTGCACCGAAGCCGAAGTCACGTTCCAGCTCTTCACGCAGGCAGTACTGCTCTGCGTCCTCATCTGCCTCCAACCACTCCGTGTCATCCAGCAGTTCCGCTGGAACATTGCGGTCGTCGGTTAGGTACTGCTCCAGCCACATTTCTTGCCCCAGAATAGCCTCCTTCATGCCACTGTCGGGCTCCAGCATTTCATCCCAACTATCGAAGAATAAGGGGTCGCCGTTCGTTTCGACACACACGCTTCCCGTCGCCGTGTCGAGGAGGATGTGTCCTCCTTCTTCCCAATTCCCATCGTAGTCCTCGTAGTGGTACGCAGTCACGCGCACCCGCTGCTTCAAAATCGTCTTTTCCATACGTTACCTCTTTCTGTCGGGGGCTTTATTTTTTTTGCACCGCCCCTTGACACTATTATTATATCACAAGATATATACTTTGTCAATACCTTTTTGAGGTTTTCCGCAAGTTTTTTTGCAACTTTCCAGCGCTTTGTCTGCATTTCCCAACCGCCAGAATCGCCTATACTATAATTAGTAGGAGGTGGTGCGGTGTATATCCACTACAACCCTAATCCACGCGGCTTGCGCGTCGGGGATTGCGCTGTCCGCGCAGCATCCAAGGCGGCAGGGGAGACGTGGGGAAGTGCCTATGCAGCGCTCTGTGCGCTGGGCTATGACTGCGGAGATATGCCTAACGCCAACCATATTTGGGGTCGCTACTTGCATGAGCGCGGATTCACGCGCCACGCCCTGCCGGATACTTGTCCAATCTGCTATACCGTCGCGGACTTCTGCCGTGAGCATCCGCGCGGGGTGTACGTCCTCGGCATCGGCGACCACGTTGTGTGTGCCGTAGACGGCGATTGGTACGACGCATGGGACAGCGGCGCGGAAATACCAGCGTATTATTGGGAGAGGGAGGATTGATGTATGGCGTTCGGGGTTTATCCACAATATTATCCACAGATTCCGTACTATAACGCGCAGCAGACGGCAATGCCAGACCAGCTTGCGCAGCTTCGAGCAGCACAGCAGCCGATGATGCAGCAGCCATCGCAGCCATCAAGCAACGGACTGATTTGGGTGCAGGGGGAAGCCGGAGCGAAGAGCTACCTTGTCGCCAACGGTTCGAGCGTTCTCTTGATGGATAGCGAGAAGCAGACGTTTTACATCAAGTCAGCGGACGCGGCAGGAATGCCGTCCATGCGCACGTTTGATTACACGGAGCGCAACGCATCCGTAAAGCCATCCAGCAGCGCGCAGGACGCGCCGGAGTATGTGACGCGGGACGAACTCAACACGCTGACGAAACGCCTTGAAGCGCTGGAAGGGCGCAAGAAGAAGGGGGTAACGCAGGATGAACCCACTGTTTAACGCACTCGGCGGCGGGCAGATGCCCGGAGCTATTGGCGACTTCCAGCGGATGATGCAGCAGTTTCAGCAGTTTCGCGCGACGTTTCAGGGCGACCCTGAGCAGGAGGTTCGCAAACTGATTGCATCTGGAAAAATCTCGCAAAATCAGCTTAATCAGCTTCAACAGGCGGCGCAGATGTTTCAATCGTTCCTCGGTTCTTAACTTTGGCTATATTTGTTGCGCAACAATTTAGCATATACTTCAAAAATCCGAAAGGAGAAAAACAATGAGCATGACTTCGGAACTCTCCGCTTCTGACGTGGCTCTGCTTTCCGGGCGGAACAGCAACCAGAACGGCGACGGCTTCTTCGGTGGCAATGGCGCATACTGGATTATCATCCTTTTCCTCTTCGTTTTCTGCGGCTGGGGCAATAACGGATGGGGCGGCTTTGGCAATCGCAACGGTGGACAGGGTTCTGCCGTAGACGGTTACGTTCTCACCTCCGACTTCGCCAATATCGAGCGAAAAATCGACAACGTGAACAACGGCTTGTGTGACGGATTCTATGCACAGGCGCAGCTCACCAATGGCGTACAGATGCAGATGGCAAACGGCTTTGCGCAGGCAGAACTCTCGCGTGCCAATCAGCAGACCGCGCTCATGCAGCAGCTTAACGCGATGCAGGCACAGGCGGCGGATTGCTGCTGCAAGACGCAGACGGCGATTCAGGGCGTGAACTACAACCTTGCCACTCAGGCTTGCGAAACTCGCAACACCATCCAGAGCGGCGTTCGCGACATTTTGGACAACGCCAACGCTAACGCCCGAGCGGTAATTGACGCACTGACGGCACAGCGCATCGAGGCGAAGGACGAGAAGATTGCGGCGCAGAATCAGCAGATTTTCGGCTTGCAGCTTGCCGCGTCTCAGGCAGCACAGAATCAGTATCTGGTGAATACGATTCGTCCTTGCCCTGTTCCGGCGTACACGGTAGCCAATCCGTTCTGCTGCAATCAGGCGCAGTATTGCGCCGGGTAAGATCCAGACAGCTTCCTGCCTGTGCAGGATGAGCCGATAACGGCAACTGAAAAAGCGGCGGGGCGTTGATTGATTCGCGCCCTGCCGCTGAAAGGAGAAAAAACATGGCTGAATATACTGCGGCGGCGGCTCAAACCGTCGCCAATGGCAACAACGTCCTTTTTACTGCAACGCCAGTCTGCGCCACGCGCTGCATCGTCCATCGTGAAGGCTCTGGCATCGTAACGCTGCGGGGAATTACCAACGGGCAGTGTCGCGCACGTTTCCGCGTCAATTTTGGCGGCAATATCGCCATTCCGACGGGCGGCACTGCCGGAGCTATCTCTGTCGCGCTTGCAATCGCGGGTGAGGTGCTTCCGGCTTCTACCGCCATCGTCACCCCTGCGGCGGCGGCTCAATACCAAAACGTCAGTGTTGATACGTTTGTCGATGTTCCGGCTGGATGCTGCACAACGATTTCCGTCAAAAACACATCCGGCGTTGACATTGATGTCCAGAACGCAAACCTGATTGTCACGCGCGTTGCGTGAGGAAAGGAGAAACGCAATGAAATATCTTCACGAACTTAAAGAAAAACTCTGCGAAGAGCTGCAAGAGATTGCGGAGAAGCAGGATATGTCGGCGGGCGACCTCGAAGCCGTTCACAAGCTGACGGATACCATCAAAAACATCGACAAGATTGAGATGCTGGAAGCGGACGGGTACAGCAATAACGGCGGTGACTGGGAAGCGCGTGGCAGTTATGACGGTATGTATCGCGATGACCGATACAGCCGCCGTGGACGCGATATGCGCGGACGGTACAGCCGCCACGACGGCACGGACAAGCGCCTGATGGACGAGCTGGAAGAGCTGATGCGCACCATCGAGCCGGGGAAGCGTGACGTGATTCGGCGGGCGCTGGAAGAGCTGAAAGAAGCATAACGGAAAGGGGCTGGCTGCGTGGTTACGCTGACGTGGATTGATGGGCAGATTGAGAAGGCAATCGAAGAGGGCAACAATCCGCAGAACATCCGCGATTTGGCGGCGCTGATTACAGTGCGTGAGTACCTCGCCACGCGGTCAGCCCCAAAAGCCGATGCACAGAGCGTGCAAGAATCCGCCGATGACAAGAAGCGCCGGGATGCGGTTGTCCTCATGACGCACAGCGCGGACTTGGATACAGTTCCGACCATCCAGCAGGTGGAGACAGCGCTGCATTCCATCAGCGTCAACACGCCGGAGGAACGGAAGCGTGTGCAGGATGCAAAGAAGTGGGCGCAGATTATCTCGCAGAAAAACGCTTGACAAGCCGATTAGAAACGCTTATAATAAGTATGTACTGGTATCTTCCTTTATCCATTTTCCCTCATGCTCTGTCAACGCATGAGGGGCTTTTTTTTTGACCCCCGTTTTGACTACTTCGCGCGACGGAAAGAGAGTCAAAATTGCGAATCTGGGGATTGTATATTCCGGCTGATTGCGCTATAATCAAGCATTATCAAGGGATTGCTGGGAATCCTGAAACCTCGCCTAAAAAAAGCATATTCATGATATGGGAATATCAAAAAATCGTGAATCCGTTGAGAATGCAGCATTTCAAGGCGATTGCCTGATTCCGTGACTACCGTTTTGACTACTTGGACGCTTAGCAAGCGCACTTTCCACCCTTTCGATGGCACTTTCTTCCTTCTTCTCCGTGAGGTGTGCATAGATACGCATTATCATCATCTCGTTTGCGTGTCCCATCCACTTTGTGGCTGTTTTTACGTCAACGTCTGCATCATATAACATCGTGGCAAACGTGTGTCGGCAATCATGCTGACGGATAGCAACTTCCTTTTGCGCAACCGCTGACAGAAAGCGCAAGTATCTCTGCCATTCCGCATTCCAAAGCCCAAGGGATATATTTTTTCCGGCTGGCAAGGAAAAAACGTTTCCGTGTTTGCCGGTTAGGGCTTCCCGCAGCGGCGGAAATAAAGGAACATCGCGAACACCCGCTTTGGTTTTGGGCTGCACTATGATACTTTCAGAATGCTCAAAACGTAGCGAATGCCGAACATGGATTACTCCAGCGGAAAAGTCAACGTCCCTGTCAATGTTGAGAGCAAGAGCTTCACCACGTCGCAACCCTGCATACAGCATTACCATAGCATACAATCCCATTGGCGTTTTTTGGTATGTATCTTCGATTAGCTTCACTTCCCAATCTTCGAGGTTGCGATGTGTCCCCGCTTTACCTTTTGCTGGCTTGATGTTTTCACATGGATTTTTTACTATAATTCCATCTCCTAACGCGGATCGGAAAACTGCTTTTGTTGTCATTGCCACCTTCTTTCGCGTGGAATCCCAATAATTAGAGAATGCGTTATATAGCCGTTGTATGTCCGACGGCGTAATTAGTCGCATCTCAACTTTTGGCAAGATTGACGCTATCTTGTTAAGTCTTGCCACATAGTCATCATACACTTTCGCCGTCACCTCGCTCTTGTACGTCGGCAGCCACTCCGCCGCGTATTCGGCGAACGTGTACTTTTCCCGTGGCTTTCTGCCGTATTTTTCCTGCTTCTTGTACTCTTCACGGGCTGCAAGGGCTTCGGACTGCGTTCGCCCGTAGAACGAAAATCCTTTATATTTGCAAACGTAACGCCCGTCTGGGCGCTTTTTTAGTGTCTGGCGTGGCAAGTGTATCACTCCTTTTCTCTCATTGTGCCGCAAAACGCAGCAAAGTTCCATCGCAAATTGTGAACAAATTGAAAACATTTTGCAAACGCACGGAAAACTTTTAGTCATATTCCGCAGCGCATCAGCATATGGTATTGCGGTGGACGGTAAAAAAATACGCGACTGGAGAAGAAAATATGCCTGTTTTTGATAAAAAGTTTGTTGTTAAAACGCTCGTCGAGAGGGTGAAGAAACTGCCGGATGACCTGCAGGCGGAATTTTTTTCGTGGCTGGAAAAGAAAATTTCTGCAAATGAAACGTTATGAATATATAAACAATATGAACTGCAGAGATCATCGAATCCGAAAGCAAACGGAAGCAAAGCAAAAGCAAACGAAAGCAAACGAAAGCAAACAAAAGCAAAAGAAAGCAAAGCTAAGCAAAGAAAAGCTGAGCTATAATTTGCTTATCCGGGTTTGGTGTAACAATCCTGTAACATTTTAAGCGTAACAAAATCGTAACATTTAGCGTGTGAGAAGCGCTCAGCTTTTCCCGATTTTTCTGCTTAAAAGTCAGGGAAGGTCAGAAAAATGAGGATCTGCGTTTCAGGCAAAACGCCTAAAATGCAGTAATTTCAACGAGCACAGGGAACGGAGACCAAAGCAAAGCAAATAAAAGCACTGCTTTCGTTTGCTTTGCTTTGCTTTTTTTTGCTTTCCCTTTGCTTTCGTTTGCTTTTTTTTGCTTTGCCTTTGCTTTGCAAATATAAATCAAATAAAAATGTAAATGTAAAAAGAAAACAAGAAAAGAAAAAACGCTGACGCGCTGTGGCGGTGGCGGTCTTTTTTTTGAGCACCATTTTGCGGACATACGCAGCATGGTCATCTTCGTGGCTTCGCGCAGATAATTTCGGGGTAGACCATTTTCGTGACTTCGCGGAAATGGTGCAGAAACCATTTTGTTGACATCAACAAAAAGCAACGGTCAACCGTCTTTTCTCACTAAAAAAACAGGGACTTGACAAGACGGGTTTGATGGTATATAATCACACTCACTTCTCCGCCTTGCTTTCCCTGCTGGTTACTCTTGTTGGTCGCCCTTTTCAGCATCCACCTTGTCCGCCATGCGCTTTAAGCTATCGCGTTCCCTGCGCTCCTGCCGCATCCGACGTTCCGCCTTCGCGGTAAGATACTCAACGTAGTCCATCGCCTCGCGCACAACGTCATCCGGCGCGCCCATCAGCTTGGCGATAATAGCCTCGCAGGTTGCGTCGAGAATCGGGCGGTCAGACGTTCCCTGCGGGTTGTCGGACAGTCCGCACAGGTAGTCGGTTGTCACGCCGTAATACTCGGCAAGGCGGGCAAGCATAGCGGCGGACGGTTCGTTCGCACCACGTTCATACCCACTCAATTGAGCGTTCTGGATTCCAATACCCTCTGCGGCAGCTCGTTGGCTGACGCCTTTTTTTTTGCGCAATTCTACAAGACGTTCCGACAAAACCATATATTTACACCACACTTTTTTTCTTTCACCCTCTTGACAAATAGAACTGAAAGAAATATAATACAGACGTGAAATA